ATAAAAAATAAAAATGAAAGAGAACCTATATATAATATAGCTGATAATATAAAAAAAATATTAGTTAAATTACAAAATGAAAATAATAGACTTAAAATAATTAATATTAAAAAAATCAATAAAGATTTGTTTTTATCTGACAAACTATCATCAACTTTTATGAATAATATTAAAGAATCAATAGATAATATTATAAAGACTAATAATATTATCAATGATAATATAAGTATATATATAGAATTAATAAATGAATTAATACAAAATTTAACAGATTTACATTCACTATGTTAATTTGAATTATAATAATAATATAAGATACATAAGATTATATACAATTTTATAATATTATAAAACATTTTATAATAGTATAATAAGACAAAAATGGCTAATGCAGCTTTATATAATTTATTAGTTTTAAATGATCAAGATCAAGAAGCATTATTGATTAATAATACTTCTTTATTAGATAATATCAGAATAATAAAACAAAATAATATTAGAAAACTTGACCAAGAAATATTTGGAATTAGAAAAAATTTATTAAAACTACAAAATCAATTATTAACAATTGTTGATAATACTAAATTTGAGGAAATAAAAAATAATATATTAGATTTAACGAAAACTCTTGATAATAGATTATCAAAATATAATGAATTAATTCAGCCTACTTTCGATGATATGTCAAAATCACATTTTTTATTTTTAAATAATCAATATAAACCATTTGTAGAATGTTCTATGAATTATTTAAAAACATCTATAAATACAAAACCTTTATTTGGATCATCAATAGAAATAGCTGTACCATCAGAAGGAAATTTTTTAAGTGATATGGCTTTACATTTACAATTATCAGAATTAAAACCAGAAAACAGTTTAGATAAAGTTAGATATGCTGATTTTTTAGGCCATCGATTAATAAAAAAGATACAATTAGTAATTAATAATAATATAATAGATGAATATACAGGAGAATTTTATAATGTATATTATAATATATTTTTACCAGATCATAAAAAAAAAGCATGGTTAGCATGTATTGGTCAAGAAATGCCAGTAGAAGCAATTTTAATACAGGACCCAATTAATGATAATTTTAGAGAAAAAAAATATATATATTCTGGATACCAAACATTAAAGTTTTCTCAAGAACAAATTGATTTATATATACCTCTATTATTTTGGTTTAATATAAATAAAAATGAAGCATTCTTAAATAATTTTCCATTTGGTAGAATTGTTATTAAAGTAGAATTTGAAAATATTTCTAATATTGCAACATGTTTAGATGTTGAAAATGATATATATCATGAAAGATTTATTACACCTGTTTTTACTGAATGTGAATTATATTCTAATCATATTTATATTAATCAAGATATACAGGATCTTTTTATTTCTCGATTAGGTTTTACATTAATAAGAACACATCTACAAATTAATAAAATATTAAATACAAATAAAGATTTAATACATTTAGGATCTGAATTAAAATTTCCTGTAGAAGATATTTGTATATATGCAAGACCAGATATTAATGAATCTGGAATAGACAGTTTAAATCTTTGGTACAAAAATAGTATTCAAGTATTAAGAAATATTAAAGTACCTGTTATGTTTAAAACAGGTAATATAGATCAATTAGGTACAAATAATATAACATATTATGATAGTACACCTTTATTTAATTCTATGGCATTAAGAGTAAATAATGGATCATTACATGGCACAGATACTCCTTTATTTTATCAATCATATATTTCATTAGTATCTGGAAATAATATATCAAGCAATAATAATAATATGTATTATTTAGCATATAATTTATATCCAAGATCATTTCAACCAAGTGGGTATGTTAATATGTCAAGAACTAGAAATATAACATTTCAATATTCATCTTCATTAATTGAGGCATGGAATCCTGTTAATTTATATATTCATGCAACTGCTATCAATTTTATAGTATATAATAATAATACAGCTATGTTAAATTTTTCACAATAAAAAAAATATTAAATATAAAATTATTCTTTATACATATATATAATAAATATACATATATGAATAGATCTATTATCATATCAGCAGAAAAATTAAAACATAATTTATTAAAAAAAAAATTATTACATGAATATGTTAATGCTAATTTACATAGATTAAATAGTATAATTGATCAAACTTATAAAAATAATCAAGATGTTGTATATGTACGATTACCAATATCTTTTGATATTCCAGATAATATAAATCAAAAAGATTTTCAAGTTGAATTATATTATAATTTAATAGATATATTAGAATCTAAAGGATATCAAGTAAATTTAAAAATAGAAGAAGATAAAACAACTATTAAAATACGATGGAAAACAGATGATGATTCAAATTTATCAAAAATGAAAAAAAAAATTAAGGATCTCATGTATAATTAGCATGAAATATTTATATCAAAAAGTTTCATCTTCAAATTGGCATTGTAAATCAAAAGCGATTTGCAAATCAATTGCAAGTTGTTCTGATCTGTAATTTTCAACTGCCTTTTTAGCAGCATCAGCTTCGTAATTACCATTAAAAACTTGTTTTACAGCATCTTCTAAGCCTTGTGAGTCAATTATATTCCATTCAGGATTGAATAAAATCATATCTTCACGGAATTTGTTAATAATGAGTCTTTGTTCAAAGAAAGTTTTCCAGTACACCTTCTTTTCAACCGAATTCAAATGATCAACATTCATTGTTAGTAATTATAATAAAAAAAAATCAATTTTTTTTTTATAAAATATAATAAATTATATTAAATTATATTTAAGTATATTAATTTAATTCTTCAACAGTTGGAACTTTTGTATCTTCTTCAGCTGCTTTTTGTTTAGCTACTTCATTTTCAAATAATTTTAAATAATGTTGATAAATTCCAAAAATTTGACCAAAATTATCAATCGATGTAGGAATACGTTGAGTACCTTCTTTAAATATTAAAACAATAAATCCAAGTTCTTGTGCAGATAATTCTTGATATGAACGATTTTCATTAAGCGCTGATAAAACACCCTCTAATCGCTCATTGATAGTGGCAATATCTTTATATTCATTTACTTTAAATACGCCTTTTTTAGAATAAAAATCAATTAATTCACAAACAGCAGTTACTAATTGCTTATTTAAAGTAAGATCAGTTGGGGTTTTAGTTTCACTCATTATAAAATGAAATCGAATTTAAATATAATTATTATATATAAATATATTTTGTAATCTTTAATTACAAATTTAAATTAACATATGTCTGTATTATTACCAACAAAACCAGTTGGTTTAAATATAAATCCAGGCAGTGGAACTTCAACTGAAAATACTTTTGCTGTTGATGGTAGTGGTTTATACATATTTGATAATAATGGTCCTAATACAAATGTTACTTTAAAAACAAATAATGTAACTGCTTTATTTGTAGATAATAGACAGAGGATTGGTATACATTGTATTAATCCCACAAGTAGATTAATGATCAATGATGAAAATGGAGATTGTATACGTTTAATTTATAATAATAATATTAATAGCAATTATGCATATATTAAATTAGGTCAGGATGGATCATTAATATTAGAACCTTATGAAAATTCATTTGTTAATATTAAATCAGTAGGTAATACGACTGGTTTAAAACTTAATGATAAAATTATTTTTTCATCTGCAGATCAATTAAATTATACTAATATAAGTACTCCAGGTAATGCTGAAGGAAATAAATGTTTAGTATTAGATGGTTCAAGATCAGCATCTGGTATAAATAGTTTAAATGTGGATAATTTAGTAGTTAATAATACATTTTCTTTAAATATTGATTCACCTAATTACGCTTTTACAATAGCAAACAAAACTGGAAATTGTCTTAAATTAATAAATAAAACTCATTATACAACATTTTCTGTTTTAGATTCTGGTATTTTAAATATTTATAATTCTATGAATACAATTGAATTATTATGTGATAACAATAATAGTTTAATATATCCTTTAAAATTAACAACATCAAATAATTTAATTAATTCCGGAGTAGGTATAGAATTTAATACATATAATATTAATAATATTAAAAGAAATATGTCAACTATAGAAACTATTATAACAAATAATGAAAATAATAATGAAAATTCTATAATTAAATTCAATAATATGAATAATGGTAATTTATCTAATACAGTTACTATCAGACAAGATGGTTATATATTATGTAATACACTTATGGAATTATCAGATGCTCGTAAGAAAAAAATTATTAAAAAATCTAATTATAATGAATCTTTAAAAAAAATTACTAAAATTAAAACATATGATTTTACATACATTGATGATTCACAAAATAAAATTCATAAAGGTATTATGGCACAAGAATTGCATAAAATTATACCATCTGCTGTTAGTATTGGTGAACATTATACAATCTCTAATAAAGAATTAATAGGTTATTTAATAGATTGTATAAAATCTCTTAGTGAAACTATAAATAATATTAAAAATAAGATATATGAAGATAATTATATTATGATAGATAAAGAAAGATAAAGAAAAATATAGATAAAAATGATAAAAATGATAAAAATGATTAAAAGAACAATATATTACATTACAATAGGTGCACTAAGATCAGGATATTTCATATTTAATTTAAGAATTTCATATAATTGTTGTAAATTTCCAAATGATACTTTTTGCATTATGATTAAAATTATTGATATAAATAATAATATATATAATAAATATAATTGATTTGTAATATAAGATATTTCTTCATCTTTTTTTTTTAAAAGATGTTTTAAATTTTGATTTGCTGAATATAAATATCTGTTAATATTTATTCCCTCCATATATTTTGTTTTTAACTGTTCATTTATAGTACAATTATCTTCTTCTTGTATTAATTCATTAACAACATTATCAAAACTCTCTATTTTTTTTGGTTTACTCATTTCTAAATAATAGTTTTCATCAAATGATAAATAATCATTATCAAAATTTACACTATCATAACCATACATTTTAAAATTAAAAAGATATTTAAAATTAAATTTATTTCTATAATTATATTTAATACTAAGATAATATATTAAAAAAATATTATATATGGATTTTAAAGAACAAAATATTTTATTTTTAAAAGGTATACATTTGCAAGATTTAATTCAAATTGAAGATTTATATCAAAAAGAATTATTAAATAGTTTAGAAAATAATGTAAATGAAGTAATTTATGATAAAATTGCAAAACAATTTACAAAAATAGAAAATTGGAGAAAAACAACAAATATTAGATGTTGGTATTGTAGTTTAAAGTTTAAAAATATACCATGGTTTATAATTGAAAATACAAATTCTACACCTGATGGTATAACTTATGATATTAATGGTAATTTTTGTTCATGTGGTTGTTTATTAGGTTATATAAATAGAAATTATAATAAAAGAGATGATTTTGATATATATAAATCAGTTTATAAATTATATAAAATTATTTATAATAAAAATATTAAAGATATTATTGAATCTCCGTCAAAATATATATTAAAAATTTATGGCGGTGATGCAAGTATAGAAGAATATCAAAATGAAATTAAAAGAATTAATAAATTAAATATAAATAATGGTTATTAAATATAAATTAATAACTATTATTTATGTTTGAATCTTTTTTTAATAAATTTCAACCTAAATCAAAATATTCTTTAATTCCTATTACAAATCTTATTCAGATTAATGGATATAATATAAATACAAATTATAAAATACCAAAATGTCAAAGATCTTTAGATAATAATAGAATACAAGAATTAAATGAAAATTTAATAAAAAAATTTAATCCAGTTACACCATTATATTTTTGTATATATAAAAATAAAAGATATATTATTGATGGACAACATAGATTAAATTGTTATAAGAAATTATTATTAGATAAGAATTTGAACAAAATTATTAATAATAAAGAAATACCAATTATTGATATATTTATTAATAATGAAAATGAAATAGATTATTATTTTAAATTAATCAATGATACTATGCAACTTAATAATATATGGTTAGATAAAAATGAAGATAAAAAAGATTTAATAACACAAACATATAATCATTTTATTACTAAATATCCAAATTCTTTTAAATATAAAGGTAAAAAACGACCATATTTATGTAATAATAATTTTTTAAATCAATTAACAGAATTTTATGATGAAAATAAAGAGAAATTAAATATAAATAATTCTCAAATATTTATTAATATTATTGAAAATTTAAATATGAAATATTCTAAAGAAAATTGTGATTGGTTTCCATCTAAAGGTAAAACAAAAAATAGCAATATCATTGAAATATTACAAAAGAATAATTGTTTATATTTAGGGTTATTACCCAATAAATGGCCAAATCATATTATTAAATATCCAGAAAATAATAATGAAGAAAATATTACACTTACATTTAGAAATAATATATGGTTAAAGTATTGTGGAGAAGTATATAAAACTAAATGTTTATGTTGTAATTCACGTGAAATATCTATATATAATTTTGAATGTGGTCATATATTATCAAAAAAGAATGGAGGAGAAATTTCTATAGATAATATAGTACCAATTTGTTCATTTTGTAATAGATCTATGGGATCTACACATATGTTAAAATACATGGAAAAAAATAATTATAAAATATTATTTAATAAAAATAAAGATTTAATATAAGGATTTAATATATAATTTAACAAGATTCTGATAATGTATATGCCATATATTCAAATGGATGTTCATATTTAGAATTATTTTTTGTACATTTAACTGAATTATAAGTACTATCTATTTTACATTCATAAATGAGCCCATTTCTACTATATACATAATCATCGGTATCTGGATTTGTTCTATCATTGTTTGTTTTTTTTCGAACTTTTTCAAATTTATTATATAATAAATATTCATTAATATCTTCAGGAAATAATCTTTGATATACATGAATTCTTTCATGTATTAATATAGTGACTAAATTATTATTATAAATATTATCTTTATTCAATATTATTATATCTTTATGTGTATGAGGTAACCCAAATTCATAATCATATAAATTACTAAATCCTATTCTCCATGCAATATTATCTAATTTATGCGGATAAAACCCTTTACATTTTATTTTATTTAATTTAGTTTGTGCAATACTAATTGCATTAGTTAATATATATTTTTCATATATATTTATATCATAAAAATATTTATATAAATTATTTAAAAATTGTTGTTTATCTTTTATTCGTCTTAATTTAAGATTATCATTATTCATATTTGTATAATAATAATAAAATGTATCATTCAATAAATATAAAATATCATTTGATGAATAAAAAATTATTTTATTTACTTTATTTTTATATACATTTTTATTAATGATAAATAATTTACTAAAAAATAATATTAATAATATACTTATAAATATTATCATATTTTAATTAAAAAAATATGAAATGTTATGATAGTTTACATATAACATTATCTATATTATTTATAATATTTTTAATATTTATTAATTATAAATTATGTTTATGTAATACTATAAATAAATTAGATGATATAGATTATATTATAGAACCTTTTGCAAATTTTGCATACAGCAACACATATGGTACAGCATTAAATAAACAAACATCAAAATATTTATTTGCTTGTATAGGTACAGATGAAAAGAATACTATTAAAATTCTAAATCAATATTATGTACCTGGAGATGGTTCATTATGGAGTAATGCTGTAAATTATGCTAATTCTCCAGGGTCTGGTCAACCACCAACGCATGTAGTAGATATAAATACTGATTCTACTTGGGGTCAATCAGGAACAGGAGATTCTGTTCCAGGTATTTTGTGTTATAATAATAATGCAACTATATTTGAGAACATGGGTACAAATGGAAACAATGATAATGCTAATAGTTATGGAGGTGGTATTAATAGTAGACAAAGTGTTTTAGAACTTCGACCAGAAGATATTACCGCTGAAAATTTTGCAAATAAGAATTGTACTAAAGAAAATTGGTATTTATTTAGATATCAACGTGGACGTCATTATATATATGCTGTATTTAAACGAAACCCCTGGATAAGTGATTTAACATGTTGTAGTGATTCAACTGTACAAAGAAATGGATGTAATGATAATTATGTCGATTTTAATGGAAATCAATGTTCTCAATACATGCAAACTTATTGTAATAGTAATAATATTACTGATAATAAATGTATAACATGGTGTGCAAATAATAATAATAAAAATAATTGTAAAAACTATAAAAATAGTTATTGTAATAATGCTAATAATATATCAAACTCTTATGCTTTTTGTAGAGATTGGTGTAAATCATCAGATTCAAATCAATCTTGTGATACAGGTATTATTGAATATTGTAATAATAATCTTAATAACTTAGATTTATGTGCATGTATGCAAAAAAATAATATGTATGCCGCTACTCAGAAAACAGATACAGATAAAGTTTTAGAAAATTTAAAACCTATTTGTTATAGTAAAAGATGCGCTGAAAATGGTTACATTACTTCAGCTATGAAATCGCTTGCAACAACATGTCCAAGATGTTATCAAAGTATAGAGATACAAAAACTACAAGCAGGCGGTAAGATAGATTTAAATAATTTTGTACAATCATGTGAACTTATAAATAATAATATCAATACACCTTCAAATCCAACATTAATACCTAAATCAACTTCCAATCAAAAATCACAAACCACATCAAATACACAATTATCTAAATCTAATTTGTATAAACAAAAATTACGTAGTATATGTCCTATACTGTAATAAAAAATAAAATAATTAAAAAAAAATAATATAATATAAATAATATATATAATATACATAATAAATATATAATATATTATAATGGGAGCTACTAAATCGAAAGCAATATCCGTTAGTAAGATTACAAAAAATGCTCTTACAAATGTCATACAAAAAAGCACACAAGAATGTAAATCAATAAATAATAATAATCAAATTATGAGTTTTACAAAATTTACATGTGGAGGTGATCTAGATATATCAAATTTAAATCAATCTATTTCTGTAACACAGAATTTTTCTTGTGCACTAAATTCACAACAAAATAGCGAATTACAATCTAAATTAAAAGAAGAAATAAAAAATAATTTAGAATCAACTGCAAAAGGTCAGGCTATTGGTGAAATAGATTCATTATCTATGGCATATACTACCTCTATTAATAATATTGTAAACAATATTGATATGACACAAATATCCTCCTGTGTAGCAACTTCTATACAAAATCAAAATATTGAAGTGAATGGATTTAAAGTGAAAGGTAATTGTAATATACATAATATAAATCAAGAAATAATATCTAATCAAGTTGCTAAATGTTTATCAGCAAATGATGCTGCAAATAAAGCAATTGCAGATATGCAAAGTTTATTAGATAATGATTTAAAATCAAAAAGTGTAGGTATGGATTTAGGTATGATATTTATTATTTTTATTATAATTGCTGGTGTATTATTAATAGCATTTAAAGGAGGATCCTCTATTATAACTAATCCTAAATTTTTGTTGTTGATATTAGCTATAATATTCGCAGGCACAATGTTTGGTTCAGAATATTATTCCTCAACATAATATTAAATTAATTTATTTAATAAATTAATTTATTTAATAAATTTAATAAATGCAAAAATTTGCATAAAACTATCTGCTAAATCATCTATATTTTTTGCTTTTATATTATTAATAACATATCTTAATTTAAATATTTTTAAAAAATATAAAAAATTACTTTTTGTATGATTTTTATTTGCCAAATAATTATTAGAATATTTTTGAATAAATAATGAATGTTTTAAATTATCATTAAAATATATTTTATTTTTATATGATGGATTCATAATAATAATCTCATATAAATTTGAATCATATTTACTAAATTCATAAATTATTTGATTATATATAGCATTTGCATTATAATTGGATGATAATTGATATTCTATAAGCATGTAAATTTTTGTAATATTTCTATCATTTATAGTTTTATTTATAATTAATTTTAATGATTCCATATATTTTTTTAAACTTTTAGATCTATCTATAATATTTGTATCTTTTAATTTTTGTCCTGGTATTAGATCTTCTACATTATAATAAATATATTCTATAATATTATCTATTTGTTTATTTGTATTTTTTAAATTATCATATATATTTATAATATTTGAATTTTTAATATTATCAGTATTGAATAAATTTTTATAATCATGATTATAATATATAAAACTAGTAGCTAATGATTTATTAGCTACATCAAATGATAAATAATACATAATTATAAATCTTTATTAATTTAATATTAATTTTAATTGATATTTACTCTATAATTAAATTATATTTAAAACTATATTATTAAATTTTAAATATAATTTTATATTATTTATATATTATTTATATATTAAATATGAATGAAGATAAGTTAGACAATGATCTCTCTGATGTATGTGATTTATTAGGTATGTCTACTATATTTAATAAAGAAGAAATTAAAAATGATATTAATTTAAAAACAGTAGAAAAAGAATTTATTAAAAAATCTTTAGATATTGAAGAAGTTGATAAAGATAATGATTTATTATCATATAATCCAATTAATGAATATAAAAATTTAATTAATGAAATATCTACTACAACTGAAAGTGCTAATGAAAGTAGTAGTGATGATGATATATCTGAATATAATGACATAATAGAATTTACTAAACCTACTAAACCACCTTTAAAATCATATGATGATGATGATTTTTCATATAAATTAACACAAGAACAACAAAATCAAAAGATTGTTGATAAAGTTTTAAATTTTGAAAATAATGATAATGAGAATTTTAATATAGATGATGAAAATAGAGAAGATATGAAATTAACATTATTAGAAAAAATAGATAATTTAACTGAAGAATTAGAAGATGATGGTGTTAATCTTAGTAAAATACCAAAAGTTGATTATACTAGCGATTTAGAAAAAATAGAATATGTCGCTAAATTATTAATGTTAAAATCAAATCGAAACAGATATAGTAATTTAGGTGAAGAATTTATATTAGCTATAGCAGGAGGATTAGAAATCTTATGTGATGGTAAACGTGATTTTTTAGGAGTTAAACCTAATCTAGTAGGATATTCTGATGTTGTCAAAGTTAAATTACGAAGGGTAAAAAATGATACTAGTCAGATAGTATCTAATGTGGTAGAAAAATATGAAATGTCTCCTATAATGACATTATTAATTGAACTAGTACCTAGTTTATTTTTACATAGTCGTAGAAGATCTAATCAAATTTATGATAATTTATATAATGATTTAAATGATGATATTAGTGAGATACGTAAATTTAATTCTTAGTATTTATATTTAATTTAAAATTGAATATATAAATAAGATATTATAAATAAGATATAATAATATCATTAAATAAGTTGTATAATGTCAGAATTATTATTGCAATCAGTAAATGCCATTAATACAAATAAATCATATAATGTAGAATTATCTGACTTATCATTAGTAATTATTACAGTAGCTGCTAAAATTACAAATCTTAAATTTGATGTGCAAGTTTTAATTAATGATATATTAAAACTTATTGAAAATGATAATAATACAGAATTAAAAAAAAATACAGAATTAGAAAATATTACTAATATAAATACTCAAAAAAAATTTATTTTACATGAAGATATTATTAGAATTGGATGTAATTATGGAGAATACAAATCTGATAAATATATTGAATTAACAACAGTTGTAAAAAAATCAAATAGAGGTAGAAAAAAGAAAGAAAAAAAAGTATCTAATAGAAAAAAACAAGGAAATGGAAAGTACTTTAATAGTCAAATAACATTTACTATTTTAGATATTATTGATAAAACTAAATTTTATCATATTAAATTATATACAAATGGAACTATCCAGATTCCATCTGTCTGTAATGAAAATATTGACTCAGTACATTATTTAATTGATCATATTATAGATATTTTAAATAATTTTGATTATATTAAAATTAATAAAGAAGATAACCTTTATATTAGTTATGATAATACTAGATCAACCATGAGAAATTATAGTTTTTCGCCAATTGATAAATTATTACAAATTGATTTAAAAAAATTTAATTCAATCATTAAAAATTTTAAATATTATTGTGATAATATTCAATATATTGAAAAAAAAACATCAAGTGATCATGACTGTATTAATGCAAATATATATGATAAATATTATGATGAATTAACAATATTTCCAATATCACAAATAAAATTTAGTGTAGAAAAAAATGCAGGGCTTGTAATTAAATTTCATACTCCTATAGAAACAAAAAAAACTAAATATACAACTGCAATTATATTTGCAAGTGGGAAATTTTCTTTATATGGCTGTAATGATAAAATCCAAGCAAATATTATTAAAAATATTTTATATATATTAATTTCAATTTCTAAAGATGAAATTATATATACAAAATAAAATTGTAAATAAATACTAAAAAATAATAAAATTGTAAATAAATACTAAAAAATAATAAAATTGTAAATAAATACTAAAATTTAATATTTGTTTATTTTTTTATATAAATATTATAATATTATTATAGACATCCATTTTCATATAAACTATCTAATAATAAATATAATATTACCATAATAATACCAGATATAATTATACCTTTTTCTGTAATGCCATCACAACTATGATCATATGAATTATTAAAAAAATTGCCTAATATATTTTCAGCATATACATCTGAATTTAATATTATAAATATAACAAATAACATTCCAGCTAATTTTAATTTCATAGTATCATATACTTTAGAACATACATGAAATAAATCTCCTTTATTTTTTGATTTATTAAAATCTTTTACTGTAATTGGTTCTGAATCTATATAATCCATATTTTCAATCTTTATATTTATTTAGTTTAAATTATAATATAATATATATATAAAATATAAATTTAATAATAAATGTAAATTTTTTCATTTATAAAATTATTAAATTTATAAATATCTTTATTTATACTTATAAAATTTAATAATATTTGTTGTTTAAAAGGATTAGTAATATCATAATAAAATATTTCAAGTAAATCTTTATATATATTTTTTTCTATTATCAATTTATTATTATCACAATAATAAGATTTTTTTGTAGAATTGCATAATGTTAAATCTATGATATTTTGTTTTGTATTGGGGTTTTTATATATAATATTATTTATAAGTAATTTATTAATTTCTTTTATAAATTCCCGTTTATTAAATTGTAATATATTATATAAATATAAATTATCAAATTCAAATCGAGTATTATTAATTTTATCTAAGCATAATTCTTTAATTTTTGATAATGATTGATTTTTATTATGATCAATCATATTTTTTAATAATAACATAATATTTGCATATATTTGTTGTTTAATATTATTATAATTTTCCTTTATATTATTAATTAAATCATAAATAATTTTATTTGATTTTGTAGTTAATATTAGATTAATATCATTTTTATTAAATTCAGATATAATAAGTTTTAATTTATTTCTTATATTAACATTCTTTATTTTTTTTAATATATCTACTATATGTAATTTTAATAAATTATATAAATTAGTTTCATATATAGCTTTATTAATATTTAATTGTCTATTATCTTTAATAATATTTGTATCATTTATAATACTATTAATGATTAATGGATTATATTTATAGTATTTATAATAATTTTTATATAATGAAAATTTTTTGATTTCTAATATATCCATTATATAAGATTTATCATTATTATATTCTAAATTAAAATCACGACATATTATATCATCTATATTAGATTTTCTAACATTATTTAAGTTCAATATATTTAATACATTATTATATCTTGAATCTATTATTTTAATACTTTCTTGAATTTCAATATAATCAGTAAAATATATATTTAAATTATTACATATCATACCTATAATTTTATTGTTATTTATAATAAATTTTTGAATTCTTAAATATTTATATGGTTTATTTACATTTTCATCATTTATTTTAAAATATAATTGATCATTTGATTTACTTTTATTTAATACTATAATTTGATTCAAGTAATCTTTATAAAATACATCTGAATAATCAATTCGATTTGTTTTAAATATAAATTTATTAATATCAGTAATAAATTGCAACACATCTTTATAATAGATATTATATAATTTAATTTTTATAGGATTATAATCATAAGTTTTAGAATTTAATATATTTTTATAAGATATTGTATTTAATAATGTATTGTCAATATTTAAATATATATATTTATCTTTTTTATTAATTTGTAATAAAATACTATATATTTCTGATTTTTTATTTAAAAAATATTTTACAATTTTATATGTTCCATTATTAAATAATATAAATTTATTAATAAGATCTAATGAGATATTATCATGTTGATTTATATTTTCTATTGATGTCTTTAATATATTTTTTATTTTAGATATTATTAAATCATCATAACTAAATGAAATTTTATATAATTTATTATTTTGATAATATTCTTTATAATTTAATTTAAGAATAGGATAATAATGTATTATATTATGTATTTTTCTTTTAACTATTAATACATATTTATAATCACTTGAAATATATTCTGATGCATTTTTAATATTATTACTTATTAGTAATTTTAATTTACTATCATTTAATATATCTATATCATTTTCTTCTATAATAATATATATAAATCCAAAATATTTAGATAATTCTATAAAAAACTCATTCCATAAATTAAAGAATATATTATTTTCTAATAATATATTTGTATTAAATGATATGTTAATCAATTTAATCAATTCTTTTATATCTTTTATATAATTTAATAATTTACCTTCTAATATATTATTTATAATATTTGGATTAGATATTAAAAATGAATTTATAAAATGAATTAATTCTGATGTATTTTTATTTAATATAAGAGATAAAATATTAAACATTCCAATATTATTACAATTAACAAAATTTTGTAAGACTCCTTTAATATAATAAGATTGTAAATTATCTTCATCATTTTCCGAATTCTGATTAATAACATCAATATCATATTTAGTATTTATAATTTTTTTTAAAGTAACTGGTAATTCCATCATTCTATTATTATCTAACATTATTTTACATGAATAATTCATAATATATCTTGATTTAATTTCTAATGATTCTTCATTTTTAGTATATTTAAATGTACTAAGACATTTATTATGAATACTTTTATAAGATGAAAATATTTTTACATCTTCTAATGATTTTTTTCTACAACAAGGAACACAATAATTATTAGGATGAATCCCTGTTAAAAATGTAATATAAGGATATTTTTTACTATCACATGAGTAATATTCGGGTTTATTTTTAGTAAAATTCCAATATTTAATAATATCTTTTGTTGATTTTATATCTTTAGAATGTACAATAATAGGCTGTTTATTACTTTGACATTTTCTTGAATATATATTTTTGTTATTTTTATTTATTATAAATAATTTTGGATCATTTTCTTTAAGAATTTTAATTTTATTTGCATTTATTAAATTTTTTGTTTTTTCACTAGCTTTATTTATAGAAATCATTAATAATTTAGTTAAATTCATATTCATATCATTATATTCATTTATACCTATATTATGATAACTTATTCTAACATCTTCAGTTCTTAAATTTATAGTAATTTTACAAGTATATACTATATTCTTATATTTTGCTATTAAATATGAATCAAGATGAAATATAAAATAATTATCAGTTAATGTATTAAGTATATTTTCATTTATATAAGTATTTACATTAGCATATAAAAAGTTCAGTTCTATTTTTTGTGCAATATCATCTAATTCTTGTATTTTATAATAATTTAAATATTCAGTATTTTGTAAGGTTTTAATAATATTATTATAATTTAGTTTATTATCAGAATTATTTAAAATAATATCTGAATCTAATGATATTATTTTAATATTATATTTATTTAATTTAGTAATTTTTAAATTAAGTTTTTTATTTAATTCATCAATATTTTTATTAATTTCAATTTCTATAAGATTTTTATATTCTTCTAAATTAAATTCTGTAGATGGGAAAAAAGTTAGATATATATTATTATAATCATCTATAATTAAAGTTATTAAATTATCTATTAATCCAAAATTTTTATTATTTATGGTTATTAAAAATGATATATAATCATTTTTAATATTATGATCAATTAAATTATTATTAAATTTAGTGTCAAGTACATTTATTTTTTCTAAATATATAATTTTATTATTAATATTAATTTTACATTTTATCTTATGTATATTACGAAATTTTTGTAATTCTAAAATATTAAATATTTGTTGGAGATCTAGATTTTTTTCAGTATTATAACTATCTATTTTTATATTTAATTTTTTAATAACTGATGAAATTTCATTTTTTTGTAATTTTACATTATCTAGTTTTTCTAATTCATTTAATTTATTTATAATATTATTTTTTTCTACATATAAACTTGGATATAAATCTAATTTATTATCAGATTTTAAATAATATATAAATAATTCTAAAGTATAATATCCAAAATATTTTTCAATAAATCCATAAAATATATTATTTAAATTTTCAGTATCTTGATATAATTGTTTATTTAATTGTTCTTTATTTAAAATAAAATCATCAAGATTAAAAACATCAAATTCTAGATTATTTATATTATCTAAATCTTTTATTTTTTTTATTTTAGAAAATTCTTTAATAATATATAAATGTCGATTATTTATTAAATTAGAGTCTAATGGTATATTATATAATTGATTATTATCATAATTAATTAAATTATTTAAACAGGTATCTAATGTTGTCATTAAATTAGCATTTTCAAAAATATATTCAATATTTTTATATTGATCCTTTTGTATAAATTGTTCAATATGTTGATTTTCTATATTAATACCAATTATATTATAAATAAGACATTTTAAGTCATATATTGTCATATTTTCATTTATTTTAATATTTGCAATTTCTACAACAGATCCTTTTTTATGTTCTTTTAATTTAATAATATTATCTTTAATCACTTTTGATTTTTTTTGAATAAGAATTTCATCTAAATCTTCAAATATATCTCCACCTTTTTTAGCTATATTTTTTATAATATATTTATTATATAGTTCAAAATTTATAATTTTTGAATTATCATTAAATATAGGTTTTTTATAATTAATAATTATTTTCATAATTTATATAATATATTATGCCCTATTTGTTATATTATGATATATATTATTTAATCTAATATTTTTATGTAATATTTTATTACATAAAAAAAAGATAATTATTCTTTTTATATTATATAATTTATATCACATAAATCTTTATTATATTGGGTAATTTCATACTTAATTAATTCAATATTAAAAAATTCACATAATTTTTTCGATTCTGTTATATCTTTATGATCATCTTTATATACAATTTTATTTACCCTTGCAGCAGCAAGTATTACTACACATTTTTCACATGGTGAACGAGTTACATATAATGTACATTCCTCAAAACAATGCTTGTAAATGACACAATTAACTTCAGAATGAATTATTATTTTTTTAATTAATTCTCTATTATTAAAATCAATATTATTATTATTAACTCCTATTGGAGTACTATTATAACCTGTACTTAATATCTTATTATCTTTATTAGATACAAGAACTGACCCAACCTTTTTTCTATCTGGTGATTTTGTACTCACTGCTTCTGCAATATTCATATAATAACTAACCCAAGACAATTTATTCATACTTTTTTATATTATTATAATATTATAATGATTATAAAATTAACTTTAATTATTATCAAATTAACTTTAATTATTATCAAATTAAAGATTAATTATATTAATACATAAAGATTAATTATATTAATACATAAAGATATTATTATCATTATATCATTTATTATTATAGTAAATTATGATGGCTAATTTAGTAGGAGTTATTGGATGTGGTTATGTCGGATTTAGTTTAGTTAAAGTTTTTTCTAAAAAATATAATGTAATTGGATATGATATTTCTAAAGAAAGAATTAATGAATTAAATAAAAATTATAAAGAATCAAATATAATTTTTACTAATGAAGAAACACTATTAAAAAATTGTAATATTTACATTATTGCAGTTCCAACAAATATAGATGAAAATAAAAAAGTTAATTTAACACATTTATACTCGGTTAAAAAAACATTAAATAAATATATCAAACCTAATAATATTATTGTTTTAGAAAGTTCTATTTATGTAGGAGGTACACGTGAATTATTTAAAGATTTTTTACATGACAATGTACATGTTGGGTTTTCACCTGAAAGAATTTCACCAGGTGATCATGAAAATGGTAATGTAATTCCTAAATTAATTTCAGGGTTAAATAAATCCTCTTTAAATAAAATTTTACCATTATATGAATCTGTATTTAAAATAATAATTCCAGTATCATCTACAGAAGTTTCTGAAATGTGTAAATTATATGAAAACTGTTTTAGAGTAGTAAATATTGCATATATTAATGAAATTGCAGATTTATGTAAAAGTAATAATATTGATGTAAACGAGGTTATTAAAGCAAGTTCTACGAAACCATTTGGGTTTATGCCATTTACTCCAAGTTTTGGAGTTGGAGGTTTCTGCTTACCACAAAATCCTTATTATTTGATGAATAATATTAAAAATCCAGAATTAGATATGCCAATTTTAAATAAATCAATAAATATTTTAAATGAAAGACCATATAAAAAAGCATTAGATATCATATATAATAATATTTTATTTATTGGAATTGGATTTAAACCTAATCAAACATTAACTGCATTTTCACCAGCATTTACATTATATAATGAATTATTAAAAAATAAAAAAAATGTAACTTTATATGATCCATTATTAAATATTAATTCAAATTTAGATTTTAATCTAAGTAATTTATTGAATTTTGATTGTATTATTATTGGAAATAAAAATGATTCATTAGATTATAAAATTATTAATGAATATAAATTGCAAAAAGAAGTAATTGAATTTTAAATAATATATATTTATATTAAATATAACATTACATGACCTGATGGATCATTAATTTTATTTTTTTCATCTATATCAAGCCATTTAAATGCTCTTTCTGTTGAACATGCTATCGATTTACTATTTTCATTTACAGTTTTAATACAACATTCATGTGGATAAAATTTTTCAAATATTTTACGATATAAAAATGCTTCTTTTGTTAATGGTGTATTAATAGGAAATATAGTTTCTTTTTTATTAAATTCATCATCTGATATATTATCTTCTGCATGTTTTTTTAATGTATCAATTACGTTTTCAGTTTTAGAAGATACTCCATCTGAAAATTGTTCTTTTACTCTCCATAATATATCATGTGGTAAAAATTCTCCATTATCAAATGCTTTTCTTAATATATACTTTTCAATATATTGTTCAGAATTTTCATTAATTTTTTTATTTATCATTTTATATTTTGGATCTATATTCATTATATAATCTATAAAATCTCTATCTGCAAAAGGCACTCTTAATTCTAAAGTATGTGCCATTGTTGCTTTATGTGCTCGTAGACAATCATATCTATTTAATAAAGATACTTTATCAACTAATTCTTGTTGTAATTCTTCTTTATTTGGAGCTTTATGAAAATATAAATATCCAGCAAATATTTCATCGGATACTTCTCCAGATAATAATACTTTAATATCTGTATCATCTACAATCTGCATAGATAATAAATATAATGGTATTGATGCTCTTATTGTAGTAATATCATATGTTTCTAAATAATATATTACATCTTCTAAAACATCAATTGCATCTGAAGTAGAAAAATTATAAGTAGTATGATCAGAATTTAAAAATTTAGATACTTTTTCAGCTTCAATTATATCAGATGCATTTTCAAGTCCTATAGTATATGTTTTTATAGGATTTGATATTAAATTATTTTTTTTTAAATATACCATTATAGATGCTATTAATGAACTATCTAAACCTCCAGATAATAATATTCCAATAGGTTGATCTGATAATGTATGCTTTAATACACTATTTATTAATTTTTGTTTAATTTCATCATAATTTAATTCTCCATTTGGTATATAATTTGCTTCTTTCCATTTAGGACTATAATGTGTAAAAAATGTTCCATTAATATAAACTGTACCTGGTTCAAATACATTTATATTTTTTGATAATGATGTCAATGTTTTCATTTCTGAAGAAATCATTAAAGTATTGATACTATCATTATTATCCTTTTCAAGAATATAATATAAAGATGTAATTCCAATATGATCTCTTACTATAATTAAAATATTTTTTGATGCATCATATAATAAAAAACTATACATTCCTCGTAATTTATTAATAAATGAACTACCATGTAATAAATATAAAGGAATTAATATTTCTGAATCTGATTTTGATTTAAAATTATATGATGGAAAATGTTCTTTTACTTCATCGTATAATTCTTTATAATTATATATTTCTCCATTTACTATAATCATAATATTATTTTTAATAATAGGCTGAGTAGCATTATTCGATAAATCATTAATTGATAATCTATTATGATATAATAATAGTTTATTATTAATTAATCTATAGGTTACATGTGTACCTCTATGAGATAATAATTTACCATTATTTATATATTCATTTAATTCATTTTTAGTTATACCATTTTTTTTATAAACTGAAAAAATACCACACATATTATAATCTATAAATATGTACTAAATTAAGTTAAAATAAAAAAATATTTTATATAATATATAAAATTTAGTTATATATAAACTATTTAATTATTTTATATTATCCTTTTATTATCTTTTTATTATCTTTTTATTATATTTATTATCATTATTATTATATAATTACAATGACTAAATCTATAGAAAATAAAATATGTAAAACAAAAATATGTAAAAAAATAATAATGTCAATAACACAGATAATAATTTTCTCTATTATTATATTTTTGATAATATCTTTAGTTTATTTAACATATACTCAAATTATTCCATTTTGTATTACAACTTATAATAAAGTTTACAATAAATTTTTTACTTCACCATTCGTAAATTATAATAATTATAGTATTCTAAAAAAATATAATAATAAAGAAATAGCTTTAGAAATGTTATCTACTATTGATCAAAATATGATTAAATTAGTATATGCATTTAATGCTAAATATGATAATATCGATAAAATGGATATATGTAATAAACAAAAAAAATTACTTAAAACGATTAAATATAAATTAAATAAAACTTATAAATCTAATAGCTTACAAGAAAATTTTCCATCTATAGTTGGTAAAGAAGTATCATATAATGTAAATAAAGGAGAAGTGATCTCAATATGTTTAAGAAATTATAATAATCCAGATGAATTTCATGATTTAAATGATTTAATATTTGTTACTATACATGAAATAGCACATTCATGCAATGAATCTTATGGTCATGATAAAAAATTTTGGAAAATATTTAGAATTTTATTAGAAGTTGCTGTTGAAAATAATTTATATAAAAATATAAATTATCAAAAACAAAAAAAATCTTACTGTTCTATGCAAATAACTTATAACCCAATTTTTGATAAATCATTAGATGATATATCATACTTTACATAGGTATATCTCCTGGTAACCTAAATATATCTGTAGATTTATTATTTTTTTGAAATTTAGTAGATGCAGATGTAGGAATAGATGTAGGATATACTGGAATATACACTTCTTCTATAATATTATTATCTTCTGCATATGCTAATTCTTGTTTTAATTGTTTATTTGCTTTTTCTAATTCTTGTATTTGTGTATTTAATTTATTAATATCACGTGATTGATCAGTATTATTTTTAGGAATCGTCCAATTTAGAAATCGTTGTCCAAGATTTCGAAATATATTAGAATTATCCGATGATTTAATTTTTTCTAATTGCTTTATTTTATTTTGTAATTTATTATTTTCATCCTTAGATTTTGTTAAATTATCATTACAAGTCTTTAAGTTATTTGTACAAGCCTGTAATTCTTTTCTATAATCATCTAAATCTTTTTGTATAGTATCAATTTTTAATTGTTGTTTTTCATATTCTTGTGTTATCTTATATTTTTCCTTTATTAATTCATCTCTTTCAATTTTTAATGCATCTCTTTCATTTTTTAATTGTCCATAGTCTTTAGTTAATTTATCATAGTTTGTATTTAATATAATATTAATTTTCAAAATGTCTGCACATTTTCCATTTAAATCTTCTTGTGTTAATTGTGACAATTCATGATATTGTTGTTGTAACTCTTTTTCTGTATTATTTGTTTTCTCTGTTAGTAAATCTAATTCTGTTTTTAATTTCTTATTTTCAGCATTATATTCCTGAGTTAATCTATCTTTATCCTCCTTTAATTTTCTAATTTGTTCTGATTGTTCTGAATTTTTAGTTGATAAATCTGTATTATTTGTTTCTAATTCTCGTATTTTTACCTCTAATTGATATATTTCACTATCATATCTTAATTTATTCGTTTGTGAACTAGTTTGTAATTCCTTAACTTTTTGTTCTAATTCAACTATAGATATTTTACAAGCCTGTAATTCTGCAATTAATTTGAGATTAATATCATTAAGTTTATTTAATGCTGTGTCTAATTTTTCTAATTTTTCTGATAATTGAGAATCTTCTTGTGACATCCTATCTTGTTCTTTTAATCTGTTTATTTCGTTTTCTAATACTTTTTTTAATTCTTTTGATACCTTTTGTAATTCTTCCATTTCTAATTTATATTTGTTATCTAATTGTGTTTTGAATTCATTCAAAACTTTATTGTGTTGATTCTTTTGTTTTAATTTATTAATTTCTATATTTAATTGTTCTAACGCTTCTTTATATTGTGATTTATTAGTTTCTAAACTAGTTTGTAATTTCTTAACTTTTGTTTCTAATTTATTTATAGATGCTGTGTGTACTTCTTCTTGCTTGTTTGTATTATTTATAATTTTGTTTCTACACTGTTTTAATTCTGATTCTATTTGATTTAATCTTCCTCTTAACTTTTTATTTTCATTATGTATTTTTAATTCATTTGCAGATTTTGTTTGTAATTTTTCTTTATTTTCTTTACAAGTGTGAAGTTGACTTCTACAATCTTTTAATTCTGATTCTATTTGATTTAAATTTATATTACTTTTATCTTTTTCTTGTAATTCTAGTTGTATTTTACTATAATCCAATTCTAATTTTGATAATTTACTTTCTAAATCAGCTATTGTCATATTTAAACCTTCTTTTTCTAGATTACAATTTTGTAAATCTTGAGTTAATTTTGTATTAATTTTATCTAACTCATTTAATAATTCGTTTATTTTTTTTAATAATTGAGGATCTTCTTGTGACATACCCGATTGTTCTTTAAATATGTTTATTTTTTGTTCTATTTCAGTTTTTAAATTTTCTGATTCATTTTGGAATTCTTGCATTTTTGATTTATATTTGTTATATAATTGTGTTTTGGATTCATTCAAAACTTTATATTTTAGATTCTTTTGTTTTAATTTTACTAACTCTTTTTTATAAGTTTGTTCATTAGTTTCAATTTTTGTATTTAATTCTGTAATGTTTTGAGTTAACTCTTCAATTTGAATCTTTAATTGTTCATTAGTTTGATTTAATTGATCATTAGTTTCTTTACAAGTATTTAATTCGTCAATTAATTTGGTATTAATATCATTAAGTTTATTTAATGCTTTTCCTAATTCTTCTAATTCTTTTCTTTTTTCTGATAATTGAGAATCTTCTTGTGACATCCTATCTTGTTCTTTTAATATGTTTATTTTTTGTTTTATTTTATTTTTTAAATTTTCTGATTCATTTTGGAATTCTTGTATTTTTGATTTATATTTGTTATATAATTGTGTTTTGAATTCATTCAAAACTTTATATTTTAGATTCTGTTGTTTTAATTCTACTAACACTTTTTCATAAGATTGTTTATTAGTTTTAATTTTTGTATTTAATTCTGTAATTTTTTGAGTTAAATCTTTAATTTGTATCTTTAATTGTTCATTAGTTTTATTTAATTGATCATTAGTTTTATTTAATTGATCATTAGTTTTATTTAATTGATCATTAGTTTTATTTAATTGTTCATTAGTTTGATTTAATTGATCATTAGTTTTTTTACAAGCCTGTAATTCTTTTTTACAATTCTCTAAATATTTTTGTATAGTATCAATTTTTAATTGTTGTTGTTGATATTCTTCTGTTATCTTATCTTTTTCCTTTATTAATTCATTTCTTTTATTTATTAATTCATCTCTTTCATTTTTTAATTGTTCATAGTCTTTAGTTAATTGTTCATTTTTTGTAGTTAATTGTTCATTGTTTTTAGTTAATTCATCATAGTTGTTAGTTAATTGTTTATTTTTATTATTTAATTCAATATTAATTTTCAAAATGTCTGCACATTTTCCATTTAAGCCTTCTTGTGCTAATTTTGACAATTCATTATATTGTTGTTTTAACTCGTTTTCTGTCTTATTTGTTTTATCTGTTAGTAAATCTAATTCTATTTTTAATTTATTATTTTCAGCATTATATTCCTGAGTTAAGCTATCTTTATCCACCTTTAATGTTCTAATTTGTTCTGATTGTTCTGAATTTTTAGTTGATAAATCTGTATTATTTGTTTCTAATTCTCGTATTTTTTCATCTAATTCTCGTATTTTACTATCATATTCTAATTTATTAGTTTCTAAACTAGTTTGTAATTCCCTAACTTTGTGTTCTAATTTAACTATAGTTTTATTTAATTGATCATTAGTTTCTTTACAAGCCTCTAATTCTGTATTTAATTCGATATTAATATCATTAAGTGTATTTAATGTTTTTTCTAATTTTTTTAATTCTTTTAATTTTTCTGATAATTGAGAATCTTCTTGTGACATCCTATCTTGTTCTTGTGACATCCTATCTTGTTCTTGTGACATCCCATCTTGTTCTTTTAATATGTTTATTTTTTGTTCTATTTCTGCTTTTAATTTTTTTGATTCCTTTTGTAATTCTTCCATTTCTAATTTATATTTGTTATCTAATTCTGTTTTTAATTCATTCGAAACTTTATTCTGTTGTTTCTGTTGTTCTAATTCTAATTCTGCTAACTTTTTTGTATAATCTGATTTATTAGTTTTTAAACTAGTTTGTAATTCCGTAACTTTTGTTTCTAATTCTTTAACTGTTATTTCTAATTGTTTCTTTTCTTCAGTACATGTTTTTAAATCTTTCTTAGATTTTTCTAATTGATTTTTTATTTCTCGTAATTGAGATTCTATATCATTAATTGCCATATAATCTATATTATATTTTTGTTTATCTTCATTAAATTTTTGTTTTAATTCTACATTTGTAGTACCTATTGATATGAAATCAGTTGCAAGTATTCTTGCAGAATTTGATGTAATATTATCTTTTACAATTTTTTCTAAGGCAATTTTTTCATCATTACATTTCTGTTGAAGTACTTGTAATTCTTTTGTTAACTCTGCAATTTTTTGTTCATATTTTTCTTTTTCTTTCTGTATTAATATGTGTATTGCTTCAATTTCTGAATTTATATTATCAGATGTTGTGATAGAGTTGTTATTGTATAGTTTTTTTATATCTATGTTTAATTGTTTAATTTTATCCATATAATTTTTTTCATTACTTTTAACTTGTTCTGTTAATCGTTTAATTTCTTTACTTAATTCTGTATTTTTTGTACTTAATTCTGTATTTTTTAAGATTATCTCATTTCTATCTTTTATTAAATTATCTAATAATTGATATAATTTAGTAGTATATGTATTATTTTGATCCGTTAATGAAAATTCAACTATTTTTGTTTTGTTATTATTAATTTTTTCTTGTATTTGAGTTATTAGTATATCTAATTCTTTTAATCTTGTCGATTCTAATGACTTACATTCTTGTAATTCCTTTAATAATAATGTATGTCTTTCATAAATTCTATTTAAATTATCTTTTATAGTTTTAGGATCTTTACTATTATTTTCTAATTTATTATTAAATATATTTATTAAATTATCATTAGAATTATTATATAATTCAAAGTATTCATTTATATATTTTTTTAATTCTGTTTGTGTAGCTTCTAATGTTAAATTAGCAGCATCTAATGTTGTTTTTTCAATTTCTAATTTTTTTATTTTAACTTCTAATTCTTTTGTTTTATCTTCTAATTCTTTTGTTTTATTTTCTAATTGTGAAGTTATTCTTTCATATTCTCTTTGTTGTTCTGTCAATTCGCTTTCTTTATTTTTTAATTCTTGTGTTTTAGATGCTAATTTATCTGCCAATTCTTTTTGTAATAATTCTAATTCTTTTTGTTTAGCAATAATTCTTTCTTTTGAATCATTTATATCATTATCAAATATTGCTTTATTTTGATTATATGTAGTCAAATCAGTATCGTTTTTTTCTAATAAAGTTATTATTTCCTGTCTTTTTTTAGTAAGCTCTTTTTCTATATCTTCATATTCTTTTTTAGTTGGATGATTTATTAAAGATGTGATATCCTTTTCTAATTTAGGTAATTCTTCGTTTAAGTCTGTAATAATTTTATCATTTTCCTTTATTTGTTCTTTCATTGAATTTATTGATTCTTGTCTTTGTTTTAATTCATCTTCTAAACTTTGTTTTGCTTCACTTAATTCTTTTAATCGTGCACTATTTTCTTCTCTAGTTTTGTTTGTTATATGTAAATTTTTATCAACTATAATTTTTTCCTCTGTTATAGAGTCTGATACTTGTTTTAATTTTGTTTGTTCTAATTCTAATTGTGCAATTTGATCTAATATACCTTGATTTCCATCCAATAATGAAGTTTCCTTAGCTTTACTAGTACTTAATTCGGTTTGTTTTCCTTGTATATCTGACTGTAATTTTGATTTAAGTTTCTCTAATCTTTTAATTTCATCTTGTAACGTTTGATTTTTTTGATTAGCTTGATCAATTGCATTTGTATAACTTTGTGAGTTTAGGCCATTTAATTCATTTTCTAATATGTCGATTTCCTTTTTTAATGTACTTATTTCAACTTTCTTTTGTTTTAATTCTTCAGCAGTTTGTTGAAATTTTATTTGTAATGGTTGTATTTTGTTTTTTAAATCTGCTAATTCCTTTTCATTTTTTAATATTTGCTCTTCACTATTACTAATTTCTTTATTAGTATCAGTTATATCTTGTAGTTGTTTATTGATTTTAGATGTTTCAGTTTTTCTTTGTTTAGTATTTATTATTTCTTGCTGTAATTGATCTTCTGATAATTTCTTTTTATTTAATACTTTATTCTGTTCTTCTAATTTTTTTTTAGCTTCTTCACATTCTTTCATTTTCTGTATATAATGAACTAATATTTTTATAATTGCATTATTTGTCATAATAGAAATTTTAGTGTTCTTTTTTATTATATTTTCTATTTGATATTCAATATTATTATGACTAGTTTTAATTGTATTTAATTTTAATATTAATTCATCAATCTCATTATCATTGTTTTCTATAGTTGATATTATTTGATTAATGTTATCTTTTAATTGTGATGTATTATATTTAGTTCTTGTTCCTTTAATTTTCTTTACTAATGTATTTACAGATGATAATAGATCTTTATTGTTTTGTAATAATTTATTACAATCATCTAATTGACTTTTTATATTCCTTTCTTCATCTTCTTTAGATGCCTGATTTATTGATGTTTTTCTAGCTGATCCTGGTGTAGGTGTTTGTGACCGTACATTTAATGTCGGCAATATACTAGTAGTGTCGTTTACTGTTTGTATGCTAGTTTGTTGAGCATATTGTGATGATGTAGTTTGTGTGTCATATTGTGATGATGTTTCTGAAGGTAATATCTCATCCCCAGATATATCATTTCCAAAAGATACTGATGGTGATTTTACATTTAAAATTGGTAGTGTTTTAGCATCATCATTTACTGTTTGCTGGCTTATATTATTAGTTTCATCACTTTCAAATCTCTCGTCTGAATAATCATCTTCTTTATCTATTACTGATTGTTTATTTGGTAGATCTTTAGTTGATGTAGTTAGTTGAGTAGTTTCATCTGATTTTTTAACTTCTATATGTATTTTACTAAGTTCTTCTATAACTTTATTATATATTTGTCTAGATATATAATTATTTGTATTATCTGTATTATCTGTATTATCATTTTCATTTTTTTCATCATAACTTTTTCCAAATGTTTTTTTATATTTTTCTTTTTTACTATTTAATTCTGTATTTATATCCTGTATATTACAGTCAATATCTTGAAATAATTGTTTTATCTTTGATTGTGCAACTTCTAAGTCTTGTTGTGTGATAGTTTCCTTAGTAATATCAGATAAAATCAAAATAATTTTTTTAAATTTATCTATATATGTATAAATAATGTCATGTTCAATTTGAAGTAATTTTTGTCTTAGATATATAATTAAATAAAATATAATTTTTCTATATGTGTTATATGGATAATTATAAGATAATTGCATATTAGACAAAAAAGATACATTATTGCTTTTATTTTTAATAAATTCATTAGGTATGCCCTGTAAATCAATAAAGTTAATTATATCTGTTAAATTAAATTTGTTAAATGTGTCTAGGTCTATTTTAATCTCACCATTTATATAATTAATTAAAATATTATAAGTTTCTTCAGATTTATTATTATCATCATTTTTTGCTAAATATAATGTATTACTTATTGGTTTTGTTTTGTTATTTACTTTCGTTACATTATTTATAAATATATCTATCATTTCTTGGATTATATCTTTTAATTCATTACAAATTTTACTATATTCTTGCAATGGAGTAAGTATGTTATTATAATATTTATCTTCTAAGTCTGCAATTTCTTCATATGCATCTAGTTCGGCTTGTTCTATGGGTGGATTATCTAAAACATACCCTTTATCAAAATTAGGTATTTCAATATTTTGAGTAGATAATTTATTAATTAAATTTAGACTTGATTGTAATTTTTCTTTATGTTGTTTTTCAGCTGATTTTGTTAATCTTAATTGGATATGAGCTTGTAGCTCATTTAAAAATTTATTGTCTTTTTCTATTATTTTTTCCAAAGATTTCTGAGTTGTTATCTTTATGATTTTATTTAAATTATTATGATATAATATATATAGATGATATAAACGTTTGTTAATTTCTGTAAATACGGTGTTAATAGAGTCATCAGATTGTATTCTTTTAATTAATTTTGTAAGAATTGAATTTATACTATGTTCATTATCTGTAGATTTTATTGAGTTTTTAATATCTGTTAATGTGTTATTAGGATATATATATTCGTTTAATATATTATCTTGCCCTATATTATTTAATATATCTATATTATAAATTGTTTCTGTTAGTTTCTGTATATATTGTAATTGTTTCATCTTCATCTTAGTTTGATATTTATTTGTATTATAGTGTTCTTTATAAAAATTATAATTATTATAATAATCTAAATATTGTGAAAAAATATTTTTAGATTTATTAATAGATAGTGAACTATTAATTAACTTATGAATTTCTTCTATATTTTTATATTCTATATTATTAATATTTGTATTAGCAGTTTCTAGTGTTTTTAGTATATGTGCAATATTGTTTTCATCTTTTTTACTAAATTGTTTAATTTGTCCTTCTTCTTTAATATAATTTTCCCATTTTAATGTATATGTAGAAAATAAGTATTTTAAAATTTTAGGATCTATTATATTTTTATAATTTTTTAACATAAAATATTTATTAGATAATTTAAAATTATTTAAAAATTGTTTTAAGTCTTGTTTTTTATCGTCTGTAATACTATCAAACTTCAATATTATATCTATTATTTTATCATTTTCGTTTTCTAATTCTGTTATTTTATTTTCTTCTGTATTTGCTCCCCTCTTTGGAATAATATCATTATTAAAATTTGTTATTTTACTTATTTTACTAGTAGTACTCCCGTATATATAAGTCTTTTTATTAAATATATGAACTATACCTAATAATGGAAAAGATAATAATACAGGTAAAGAAATACAATCATTAAAAAATAATATTAATATTATTGTAAATATTATTATAAATATTATAAAAAAGTCCATGTTTATTATTATATATTATACCATATAAAATTTTATAAAATGTATTATAATTTGTATGTATATTAAAATATATTATATTTTTTAAAAATAAATATAGATTTAAAAAATTATATGTAAATAAAAAAAATAAAAATTTTAATTTATTTTAAATGATTTATTATAAATTTTTCTAACCATAAAGGCATAGATATTATTTTTATATCATCTAAACTTCTATGTTTTATCCATTTATATTTCATATTATCTATAACAGATGGAGGAGCATTTATAATAGAGTTATCTGATTTAATATCCCAGCCTATTTTTTTGCCATTAACTTTAATTCTATAAGTAGTTGGAAGTTTTTTATTGTATTTAAAATATATATGTATACCAGTTGGACTTTTTACCATAGGTGTTATTATTTCATTATATTGTTTTAATATTTCTTTCCAATATTGAATTCCATCTAATTTTTCATCAATATCAAGTACTGTAATATTATTTACCTTACCAGTTAATATTCCTATATTTTGATCTATATATGTTGGATGTATTGTTTTTTTAGTTAAATTCCAACCTTTAATAAAAGGTTTTTTATCATTTGTAGTAATTGGTATAGTTATAAATTTATATAAATTATAATATTGAAATGGAAGTAATTTGTCTTCTGTTTTAGGATTTTTTATAAAATATATTTTACTATTCATAATATTATTTACTATTTATTATAATATATTTTTTATATATTATATTATAATAATAACAAAATTAATTTTACAATTTTATATAACTATATAAATGTCTATTAATCCACAAATATATTTACTAAAAAAATATTATCATAATAAACAGATTAAAATATATGCTATAAGGCATATTCCTATTATATTTTTAATATTTTTAGTAATAAGTCTTATTTTAATATATTATAGTTATTATAATAATGATGAAAAAATAAAATTAATATTAGATAAATTTTGTAATTTATTTATTGGTATGACAATTGTAATTGCAGGTGTTTATTTATTATCTGTACGATTTGAACATGTTTATAAAATACACATATTAAATAATAAAATAAATAATATAATAGATAGAAGACTAAATAGTAGTAATAACTCTGGTTATATAAATGTAAAACTATAATATAAATAAGATTCTATTAATACTGTTTTAGAATATGTTCTATTTCTCTTACTTTATTATGAAGATCTACATATAATGTAGTTAAAAATTTTTGTTCGTATTCTTCAGTATCTAATTCAAATGATAATGCATAGTCATAACTATTAAGTTTATTTTTATAACCTATAAATATTTTACCAAGATTAATTTTATCTAGTTCGTTTTTATCAAATAAATAACGTATAAAATTATCTGCAGTATTTATTGACTCATTTATAACCTTAGGTATAATCATAATTAAACCAGAATATATTTTTTTTAACCTAGTAAATATGAGGTCCCTTAATATTGTGTCAAACTTTTGTTTTGTATATCTATTAATAAGATATACATATACTTCTATAAAATCGTTATATTTTCCAAAATCGTTTTTAATAAAATTTGCAAAACTGTTATATTTTAGTGAGTCTACGGTTCCTTTATTAAGAGATTTATAAATATACCAAATATATCCTGGGTTATCTAATATACCATCCAATGTAACAACATGTCTATTCTGATGTACCTGTGCATATATATTATCTTCACCTTTTTCTAACGCTAGAGATGGAAGATCTATCATCATTTCAAATAGAACACAATCTTTATTTATACATTCAATAAGAGCATTTTCATCATTAATAATATTAAGTTCACTTCTATATAAGGATTCTATATAATATATCATTCTTCTGATATATTCAGGATTTATAGAAAGGTCAGTTAAAATTCGTTTATTTTGTTCAATTAATTTATCAATTTTACTTTCATTTTCTGATAAATTATATATATTATCAACATATGTTATATATATTTTATTAGATTTTTTAAATAATTTAGACAAGAAATTCATTCTTTATATATAATATATATTATTTTATATATATATTATATATATTAATTTTTAATTTTTTAAATATTCATTATATAAATCTTTAGATTTATTATAATTTGATATATGAATATACATCTATAGTCTTAATTGTAAAATTTTTAATTGTTAACTCTTGAGTATTAATATTGGAATATATATAGATACTTGGGATCCTTCAATACTCCTATATAATATTAAAATATAAATAATATTCTGATTTTATAAACTTTTATATTATTCTTACTGCATTATGAAAATCTTTATAAAATCAAGTTAAATATTTTTGTTCGTAATTTTTAGTATCCAATTTAACTAATGATGTATTATTAATCTATAAATATTTTGACCTATATTAATGTCACCTAGTTCTGTTTTATTGAATATATAACATATAAAATGTATTATAGTCTATATTATCTGCATTATAATCTTAGGTATAATCATAATTAAACTAGAATATATTTTATTTTTTAATTATATTCATAATATCATATATATCTAAATCAGTTATATCACCAGAAATATCATATGCTATATTTATATCATATAACATTTTACTCCATTTAATATTTTTATAATAAGGACCTGTAAAATTTATATTAATCATAAATATAATTCCTGAAATTAAAGCACCTATAAATATTATATTTTTACTAAATTTAATACCTAAAAATATAAATAAAATTATTAAAAGCAATGGAATTATTATATAAATAAAATTCCATTTTACTTTATGCCAATTTAATTTATTAACACAAAGTAATTTTTTATTTGCTAATATTTTAGCATTTTCATCCATATTATTACTTGCATCAATTAATAATTTTTGATATAATAATTGATTATAAGACATTGATATATTATTAATACCTTCAAATATATCAGGTATATCTCCATATCCATTTGCTACTTGATTTAAAGAACTATGTGATAATATATTAGATCCATTAATGGCGCTTCTAATAGCATTATTATTACCTGGTGTATATGATCCAGATACTAACTGATTACCAGTAGGATTAATTTTTATATCAGGTGAAAATTTTTGATTATTACTCATAGGTTTTTTAATTAGATGTTTTTAGATATATTCTAATTAAAATATATAATTAAACTTTATAATAAATTTATATTATATTGTATAAATTATTTATGAAAATATTTAATTGGAATATTGTTAGTTTTAGATCATTAATTAAAAAGAATAATATTATCGATAATAAAAAAAGTAAAAATAATACTTTTCATAATTATATAATAGATAATGGTTTTGATATATTATGTTTGCAAGAAATAAAACTTAATGAAAAAGATTTACATATTTTAGATGAATATTTTCCTGAATATCCTTATAAATATGTAAATATATCTCATACTAAAAAAGGATATAGCGGAGTTGCTATATTAAGTAAATTTGAAGCAATTTCTTTTGATGATCATTTATTACATAATAACGGAAAAGAATCCGAAGGGCGTTATATACAAATAGAATTTGATAAATTTTATTTAATAAACGTATATTTTCCTAATGCAGGTGAAGAATTAAAAAGATTGCATTATAAAAATGATTTTAATAAATATTTCTTTAATAAAGTAAAAAAATTAAAAGAAAAAAAAGAAGTTATAATTACAGGAGATTTTAATGCTATACAATATGAATTTGATACATATAATTTTGAAAAACATTTTAATCATTTAGCTGGTGTTACGGAAGATGAAATGAAATTTCTTAATAAATTAGTTGATAATGGATTTAATAATTCATTTAGAGAATTACATGGTAACAAAAAACAATACAGTTATTTTAGTTATAGATGGCCAGGTAGAATGCATAATAAAGGATTATTAATTGATTTTGTACTTACAACAGATAAAATTTTTAAAAAAATAAATAGTATAAAATATTTAGATAATATCTATGGAAGTGATCATTTACCAATAGTATTTAAACTAGATATATAATATATATTATTTTTTATTTAGGTGTTAATAAACTATTATATGTAAAATCATTTTCTAAATAGGCATTAATAGTATTATTTAATAATTCATTTTTTGTTAATTTTTGATGTTTATTAATTAATAATATAGGAGTATAAATAATAATAGATGATATATATGCAATAAATAAAATAAAACTATCATATAATCTATATAATGGATTAATTAAAATCACATTAATAGGAATTCTTTCAAATTTTTGAAGATTCCAATAATTAAATAATATTAAAATTGCAATAGAATATATTAAATATATAAATAACATAATTAATGATAATTTATAATTTAAATAAAAATAAGGAATAATTAATAGAAATTTAGCTGCATTAAATATTATACGCAATATATCTAAAATAAAAAATGATTTTTGAATAAGTGCAATTCTAATTCCATGATTCCAAGAAAATAATAAATAATATAAAATATAAAAAAGTTGTAAAAATGTAGATCTATACCAACGTTTATAACGCTGGCTAAATAATGTAACATTACCATAACCAGCTCTTCTACCTGAAGACATTATAAATTCTGTAGGTACATCTGTTAAAATAAAGTCTTTATCACAAACAGATAATTTATATCCTAATGAATTGCTAATATAACCATTAAACCAATCATCACTAATAGAATACATTGGATGTTTTTCTAATACCTCTAAAAATACTTCTCTTCTCCATAGAGAAATTGCACCATGACTAAACATATCTGAACCATAGTAAGATTTATAAGCTTTAGAAATTCCTGCTGTTTTATATTCAATATCTTGTAAATGTTCAATAATTTTATTATTATTAATATTTACTCCGATTGTATATGCAATAATATCAGTATCATCATTAATAGGAAATGACATATTAGCATTTAAATATACATCATCATCAATCTGCATCACATATTTATAATTATGTGTTAATTTTAATCCAGCATAAATAGCACTTGTTTTAGAACCGACTGGAATATAATAATAGTTAACATGTAAATCATTACAAATTTGTTTTGTATTATCAAGATTTACTTCAGTATTCCCATTTTCCATTACAAATATATTACTAGGTTGAAATACTTCTAATGCATGTTCTAAAGTTTTTTTAATAATATTTTCACCTTTATGTACTGGAATAATTAATGCAATATCATCTCTAATAGGAATAATTTCCTTATTAATATCTTTTCTTTTATACAAAATTAATGGTGTTACATTAATTAATATATCAATACCAATAATAAGTATAAATCCAAATTCAATATATTCTTTTTGTAGTTTTTTCCATAACAAATTAATAAATCCATCCCAAAAAGGATATCCTATAAGTACAAAATATATAAATGATAATAATGTGAAATAATAAAATATAATGATAATTGTTTTTGTAAGTAAATTCATTATTAGCTATTAAAATATAAATTTGTTTAATATAAGTAATAATTATATTTATAAATATTTTATAATCTTTAAATGTTTATTAAATATACAAATTATAAATATATTATAAATATATTAAAAATAATATGGATATTACAAATTTTGCTACTATATTTGTTAATGAGATTATAAATGATATAGTATATAAAAATCTTATTAAAAATTTTGCAATTAATTATATAAATAATTTATTAGATATAGTATTTTACTCTCCATTATTATTGCAAGATAATTTTCATTTAACTAAATTAGATAATTATAATAAAGAAGAAATATGTATGTTATGTAATGAAAAATTAAATATAGAAATTATTAATTATAAATGTAAAGCATGTTCTTGTCATTTACATCATAATTGTGCAAATATATATTTTAGTAATTATATTGTAAATAATTGTATGCAATGTAAAATAGAATATAATAAATTTAAAAAATATACAGGTATAAGTTTATATTTTGAATGGAGTAATTCTATTATTACAAATATAAATATACGATCTATATATATTAATACAACTATGACAATTTCTACAATTAACTATAAATATACAAATACAAATAAAAAAATGAGAGATTATCAAATTGCAATTTATAGAGATAAAGTTTTATATAAAGTAGTTACATTAGAACCTAATAATAATATATATTCTATTAATGATACTACATATGTAGCTAATGTATATATTAATAATGTTGTAGAAGAATCATTATTATTTGTTAAATCTATTGAAAATATTACATCATCAAATCCTATTATTTATCTTTAAAAAAAAATATAATAAGAAATATTTATATTATATCCATTTTTGATTAGCAGCATGAATATTACAATCGAATAAAATAATTTCAGCTCCATTATTAGTTCTCGAATTACTTATATCTAAACACTTATCCAATGCATGTATAGGATGAAATCTATTATTTATATCTTTAATCCATTGTTGATTTGGTGAATTTTTATTACATGGAAATAGAATAATATTAGCTCCATTAGAACGTCTTTGGAATTCAACATCAACACAAGCATTATTTCCTTGACGTAATACATAAATTAATCTTGGTTCATTAACTAATTCAGCTGTAAATCTTTGATTGATATTATTATTACAATCATTCATATTAATTCTATTATTCATACCATTGCCAGTAATGCAAAAATTTCTTAATATACTTCTAATCACATTATTATTATAATTAATTCTCATTCTATCGGAATTTCTCAATTCAATATTTCTTCTTTCTTCCATTCTTTGTTCTAATAATTTTAATGTTATTTCGCCAATAATTTGAATTGCAACAGGTGCTACATAAAACAAAAGTACAAATGGAATTAATGGCAATGCTTTTATAGATACTTGATTTCTATTTAACTTATATTGCATTAAAATATCGTAATCATTATTATAATTTACTAAACTAGATCTTAATTCAATACAAGATGTTCTAGAACTATTACTACCAGAACAATATAAATCATTTAATACTAATAACACATTATTATTAATTCCAATATAATCATTATTATTAATATTAGTTATTGTAGTTCTAATATTAGTTTTCCAAAAATTTAAAAATTCAGGATTATTAAATTCAGCTGGTAAATTATTATGAAAATCAGTTTCAATTATAGATTGGTCTGCATTTATTAAATAAAAACATAAGTTTAAAAATAAGTATAATATCATCATTTATATATTATTTATATATACATAATTTTTAAAACAAAAAAAAATATATTAATTATATCTAATTTATAATAAATTAATTCTATCTGAATTTCTTAATTTATTTTATTTTTTTAACTATTATAATATAATTGAATTATATTACATTCTTTTTCTGGAACATTAATCATATTATCATTGATTATTTCAATTAATTTTCTTAATCTTATATTATATTCTTTTTTATTAATAATTTTTAATTTACCATCGACTTTAGTTATACCAAATGGACTTTTAATTGTCTCATTATTTTTTTTATATTTATCAGGATTAAATCTAATAACAGTTAATGGAGCATTTCCTAAATCTTGAAATAACATCATTAATCTTTTGTTTTCACAATCATAATCTATATGCTGATTCTCATCTATTTCTATAATTATATTATAATCATTCAATTGAATTAATCCATCTGGACGTCTTTTAGAACATCCTCCAGCTATTATTTTATCTTGAATAATAATATTATTAAATTCTTTATTGAGATCGCTTATAATTTGATTTTCTTTTGTTTTATGATTTCTAGTTCTTACATGATTTGGATATGTAAAATAAAAACAGCCTGAACATAAATTGTCTAATTTTTTATCTGAACGTACTCTTTTACATAATGTACACATTTGATTTACGTGAGTTACATCAAACATATTTTTTTCTGCGTGTTGTTTGCAATATATGGCATTTTTTAATTCATACCCAAAGCCTGATTGAACATTACAATCTGGATATTGACATATTTTAGATACAACATTAATCATATTATCTAATTTATGCGCAGTACAATATGTTGGTTTATTTTTATATTTATAGTTATATGATGATTTTATTTTACAATCCTTTTTAATACAAATATATAACTTTTTATTAATATATTTAGAATATTGTAAATCTAAAACAATAGTTAATAAATCTTTAAAATTATTCATTTTTTATTAATATATAACTTAATATTTAAATAAAAAAATCAATTTTAAACAATATATATATGTTAACTAATAATTCATTTTATTTTTTTTTAAATAGATCTTCATTTTCTTGATAGAATCCATTTTTAAATTTATCTTTTAATTCTTTGTATAATGCATCAATTTCTTCTACCCAAATTTCTTTATATATATCTTTCTTTTGATAATATTTAAGTTTATCTTTTAATTCTTTTAATTTATCTTTATTATTTTTATAAGATTGTTCATTCATTTTACGATAACTTAAATTTAATAAATAATCATAAGATTGATTTATATTTAAAATATTATTTTCTAATTCTTCATTTGATAATAATCCTGGGCTATCAATTATAGATTTATTTAATTCGATATATTCATTATCTTTTAAAATCTTATTTGCAATAATATCTGATTTTTTTGAAATATTATATTTTTCATGATTTTCAATAAATCTAATAATATTTTCTAAAATAATTATTCTATATTTTAATAAAATCGATTCTCTATCAATTCTTTTAATATAAAATTCTTTTCTAACTTTAAACCAATCATACATAATATAATGATACTTAGTATATTCTTTTACTGTATTATTCATATTATATAAATTAATATGATGACTTAATTTTGTGTATAAACTTAAATTATATTCAATATAATCTAAATATTCATTATAATTTTTGCTATCTTTATAATTTTCTTCTAATTTAGATAATTCATCTTTTTTAAATTTTACAATAATTCTTACATCTTCAATTGTAGATTCATCAAAGACCTCATCAATAAATTCTTTTTTTTCTAAATTTTCAATATATTTTTCATTCCATGTTTTAGGTGGTAATTCTGTAACAATAACTTCATCTTTGCTTTTTTTAGAAATTTCATATGTTCCTATTAACATATTTACATTTTTATTTTGAATTTCTTTACCTTTAAATTTATTTTTAAAATATTTCATCTTAATTAATTTTGAATTTTCATCATCAATCAAATATTTAACATTTTTAATCACTTGATCAATATCTCGTGAATAAACTTCAATTTTCCATCCAGTTGATGGTAAACTAACATCTTCTAATAATACTGTTGGTAAAATTGGAACAAAATATTTAGGCTCTGCAATTACACCATCAATAACATTATATTCCAATAAATCATTATCTATACTAGGGAATAATAAATCAACAACTGATTTATTTAATTTTGTATCAATATAACGAGCTGATCCTGCATCATCACCACCTTTATATCTTGAACCAAATTGTCCAATAGGTAATAATAATGGTATATTTCTTGAACCTGCGAAATTTTGAGCCATATTGATAATTGTTTTATTCAAACTATCACTACCATGATGATACATCATGTGTTCTGCAATAAATCCACCTAGTTGAAAAACTTTTAATTTATTATTTGATTGTTTAAATTTCTTAATTGATCCTGCTAAAACTTTACGTCTTGCTGGATTTAAGCCATCAATAATATGTGGCATTTTTCTTTGAATATTATCTAACTGAAATTCTTTAGTATTTGTATTCAATTGATAAGAACATGAAATAGCTTTATTTTTATATTTGATTTTATAATCATCTTCTTCATATTTATCTTCAGATGATAGTATTAATTTTCTTTTATCAGCATCATTACCAAAATAAATCTCAAAATAATCATTGGCTTTTTCATCTAATAAGAAAGTATAAATATTTTCTTCTACTTTCTTAAACATATATTTAATTTCCATATTTGAATGAGTTGCTAATCCTTTAATATAACTGACTTTATAGTCATTTACATTATTTTTCTTAAGCCATTCATTATATTCTTCAATATTATAAAATTCTTCAATATATTTATTTTTTTTATTTGGATATGCCCTAATTAAAGGAGTTGCAAATATATTTATAATCTTTCTTTCTAATAATTTAGGAAAGAATACATTGAAGAAATTTAGAATAAGACTACAAATCATACCTAAACCATCAACATCAGCATCAACTGCAATCAATATTTTACCATATCTTAATGTTTTATATTCTTTATCACCGTCTTCTGTCAAATCATAAGAATAAGAATAATTTAAATTCAATACTTTAATTAATGAATTAATACGTTCGTTTTCTAATAATTTTTTCTTTCTATCAATGATATACTCAATCTTATTATTCTTTTTAATTTCCTTAATATCAATTTCCTTTCTTACATTAAGAGGAACACCCTGAATATTAAAGATACCATAATATTTATAACCTAATTCTTTATTAGATGTTAAACCATTTCTTACACAAGATTCTGCACTATCTCCCTCAGGAATCACTAAAGTGCATTTATATCCTTCATTAGTACCTGCTTTATCAGCAGATCTGTATTTAGCAATCCCTTTTAGTTTACTAGTTTTTTTAGTAACATTTTCTTTAGAAATTTTATCTAAATATATTCTATCAAACTCTGTTTCTAATTTTTCCCAAATCTTTTTATAGACTTTAGGTTCAAATTCATAATCTTTAAATCTTGATAATGGAATTTTTAATTCATTTTTACATTGATTTGTAAATTCTAAATTTCTAAGATCACCTTTAATAAAGATAAATAGAAAATTAGAAATTAATTTATTCGTAATTTTTACTTTATCTTTTAGTTTCTTTTCTAACTTACTTTTAAGATTATCTAAGATCAATTTATTAATATATTGTAAGTGTGTTCCTGAATTTGAAACATATAATCCATTTAAAATAGAAATATGTTCTTGTCCATCAGATCCATCATATAATCCAATATTTACTTCTAAAAAATCATTTTTCTTATCTTCTTTATTATATAATTGACATTTAATAATATCTTCTTTATCTAATATTGATTCTGATAAATGACTTAATGTATTTTTAGTAATTAATTCATCATTATAATAAATCTTATACTTTTCTCCTAGATATACTGAAATATACGTAATATAAGTATATAATAATTTATCTAGAGTTTCTTTAATATCTTTAACTGATGTATTAAATAATTTATAATCAGGTAGAAAAGTAATTTTAGTTTGCGGAACTTTTTGTTCTTTACTTAATTTAGTAAACTTTTCAATAATTGGTCTATTTTTAATAGAATTATTTTTTTCAAATTTTTGAGTATAATATAATTTATTAATAGCATCAGACGTTTCAACAATGAAATATTCAGATATAGTATTAAGTAATTTAATACCTAAACCATTTGCACCAATTTTAATATCTGAATCATTATTAAAATTACTTCCAGATAAATATTCTGAAAAGATTACTTCAATAATATATTGTTCAGTATTATTAAATTTTTCAACTTTAATACCTTGACCATTATTAAATACACTAATTTCACCATTATCTTTATTAAATTTTAATTTAATAATATCACATTTATTTAATCCTTTAATATTTTTACATCTTAGGCAGTGATCTACAGCATTTTGAAGTACTTCAAAAAGTGCATTAGTTAATGCAATAGAATATGATATTGTTTCTTTTTCTAATTGATTAGTATCTTTATTTAAAATCCAAATTGTATTTTCAGTAGCATTTTTAGATCCTAAATATAAATTCATTCTTTTTAATATGTGTTCACGCTGTGAGAGGTTCTCATATTCAGTTTCAACATATTCATTAGACATTATTAAAATTGAATAAAAAGACTTTTATTATATATAAATATCTTATTTAATTCAATTTTAAATAAATAGTTATATTAATAATAAAGAAATGGTTAAAAAATTAAATACACTAGAATTTATAAATAAAGCAATTAAAATTCATAGTGAAAAATATGATTATAGTAAAGTAGAATATCTTAATGCTAAAACTAAAGTTACTATAATTTGTAAATTACATGGAGAATTTGAACAAACTCCAGATAAGCATTTACAGGGTGGTTGTAAAATATGCGGAATAATTAAATGTTCAAATAATCAAAAATCAAATACTAAAGAATTTATTGAAAAAGCAATTAAAAAACATGGTGATAAATATGATTATTCAATAGTTGATTATATTAATAGCAACTCTAAAATTAAAATAATATGTAATATCCATGGAGAATTTGAACAAACCCCTCATAATCATTTAACTGGATATTCTTGCAGTAAATGTGGTATAAATATATTATCTAATTTATTTAAAAAATCACAGGATATATTTATAAAAGAAGCTAAAGCATTATATGGAGATAAATATGATTATTCAAAGGTAAATTATATTAATAGTAAAAATAAAGTTACTATAATTTGTAAAGAACATGGTGCATTCGAACAATTACCATCTGGACACTTAGGTGGAAAGAATTGTATTAAATGTAAGGGAGTGCAATTATCAACAACGAAAGAGTTTATTGAAAAAGCAATTAAAACACATGGCAATAAATATGATTATTCATTAGTTAATTATATTAATAATTCTACTAATATAATTATTACTTGTAAAATTCATGGTGAATTTAAACAAACGCCAGCAAATCATTTAAAAGGTAAAAACTGTAGTAAATGTTCGAATGTATATAAAATGAATACATCCGAATTCATAGAGAAATCTATTCAATTATATGGAGATAAATTTGATTATTCAGATGTTAAATATATTAAAATGAAATCGCATATAAATATTATTTGTAAAGAACATGGTAAATTTCAACAAACACCAGATGCTTTTTTACGCGGATATAATGGTTGTATCAAATGTTCAAATATTGGATATTCAAAACCACAAATACAATGGTTAGAATTTTTAGAAATATATTATAATATTTATATTCAACATATGGGCAATTCAAATCAAGAACATAGAATTAAAAATACAAGATGGAAAGCAGATGGATATTGTGAAGATACAAATACTATATATGAATATCATGGTGACTTTTGGCATGGCAATCCTAAATGTTATTTAGAAACTGATAAAAATAATGTATCTAATAAAACCATGGGATATTTATATAAAAAAACTTTAGAACGAGAACAAAAAATAAAAGATTTAGGATATAATTTAGAAGTAATGTGGGAATCTGATTGGAATAAGATTAATAAATCTATTTCTATTTTACAAAAAAAATTTAAAACATGTAAAGTTTAAATTTAATTGTTTAACTGCATTAGTTTAATAACTTTTATAAATTCTGAATTTAAATTTTTTCTAACATTAACATTTCTAATGTTTTTATTTTTTGTTCTAATTCTAAAATTTTTTTATCATATGATTGTTTTAATTTATCAATATCTGATTGATAATTAATAAATAATAAATCATAATTATTAAATATAAATTTACAATATTCTATTAAATCATAATTATAACTACCACAAAATTTTATAATATCATCATTTAAATTAGTTGATTTCATTAAATCTATAATTAACTGAAAATCTACATTTAAAAAGTTATAAATTTCACTCCTAATAGAAGAATTATAAATAGATTTTAAGTCTTTAATATTCAATAATTCAATATTAATTCCATCATAATTAATTGAAATTGAATCAAGATTTAAAACTTGCTTTGATTTTAATAAATCACGCCTTGGTAATGGAAATAAATATTTATTTACATGATTATATAATTGCATAAAACAAGTTTTTTCATATGATAATAAATTAAAAATTTTTTTAGAAATATAATAATTATTATTAATATGAAATATTTCAATCTTTAGTTTATCTATTGATACATATTTTTTAAATATATTACATTGTTTTTTTAATTGATCTTGATGTTTTGGTAATTTATTATTTGGAATTATATTTACTTCATTTAATAAGTTATTAAATTGATATAATATTTGTTTAATTGAATCAGTATACATTGTTTAATAATTTTATTTAACTAATAATAAATTCAATTTTTTAGATTATACAATTCAAAAATTAAATTATTTATTAAAAAAATAAAATATAATATATATTTACTTCTTTGTTAAAATACCAATTAGTTGATTAAATGCATTTTTAAACTCTTTTATTTCTGTTTTGATTTCAAGTAATTCTTTTTTAAGTTCTTGAATATCAAGATACATTTTTTCTGATTTATTTTCTTTATTAGTAATTAATTCATCATAAATTTTTTTATCTTCTTCTTTTAAAATATTATATGAAAATAATTGTTTTAATATATTTTTTTTAGGTAAATCATATTTAGCTACTAATTCATCAATACTCAAATTATTTTCTAAATAATCACTCTTTAAGATATTATTTTTAATTTCATTTAAAGTTTCCTTTTCCTTTTCTCTTAATTCCATATATTCTTCATATCCATTAGCATTTTCAATAGTATTAATTAGATTAATACTTTTAAGCTTGCAAAGAATACCATACATAGTTCTTTTAAGAATGATAGAAATATTATATACTGATAAATTATTAGTAGTATAATTAATTTTTAATAGTCTAATATCATTTTCAGTCCATTTCTTACCAACATTATCAAAGGTATTCATAGTAATATCAGACATTGTTTTATAATTATATTTAATTTATAGTAAAATCAATTTTTTTTATTCATTATTTATTATCTATTATCTATTTTATGATTTACTATTTAAATATGTAAGATAATCATCTACTGTTCTGTAATATACTCTCCAATAATATGAATATTGACTCGCGCCTCTAGGCCATCGTAACCAATTTTTGTGATCTGTTCTGGTATTATTAAAGCTTTTAAATCCGTCTAGAGCTAATGTGTTTTTTTGGTTAGTAAGTTTATCATTACCATATAAATTATAAAATTTAGTACATCCATCATGTAATAGATCATTATCATTATCATGAGGTGCTCCATAACCTGAGTTAAAATGATAATTTCGTCTATATGAACTTATTTCATAAGAAAATATTTTATCCATATCTTTACTACTATTTTCTAAATTTGTTATATCATCGCCATTTATATTATATGCATTAATTGCACTATAGTCCCATTTATCACACTCTAACCAATTATTATTATCATCGTCTAATGAATTTTTTGCAATAATATTTTTATATTTAGAAGCAGAAATATAAATACGTTCACCTTTATAATTTAATAATACTATATGACTTATATTAGCAATACCATGTATAGTTTGAGGTTCTAAATCAGTGTCAATAATTCTGTCACTAGGAAGTGTATTATTATCTGTTGCACACCATAGATGACCGTTACTTTTACCAGTTTCATTTCTCCATATTTTTGATATTGTTGGCTGTATTATATCGCCACCCGTATTTAATAGTGCCCAATTAGTTTTACAACCTGTAGGATCATTATTTTTAATATATTTCCAATTATTTTGATCTAATATATGATAATTAGTAGGATATATAGCTTTTATTATATTATTATTTGTTCTTATAACTAAAACACCTCCATCAGTTACAGATAAATATGCTCCATTATTTCCTGATGTGTATGTACGCCATAATATATTATTATTAGAATCTATAACAACTAAATCCCCATCATTTTTCATAATTAATGCATAGAATCTTGACTTATCATATAGATTTACAGATGAAAATAAAACATCCCACCCAGGATTATACTTAATAAATTCTAAAGTTCCATTACCTGTAATTATTAATTTATATGTATTATTGTGCAGAACTGTTATATTTGTTGCAGTTATTGCATAATTGCCATAAAAGCTATTACTTGTACTAAAACTTGAATTATATACATTATAATTACTTAAAATATTTGCAGTAGTAACAGTAGGAGTCGTAACAGTAGAAGTAGTACCAGTAGAAGTGGTACCAGTAGAAGTGGTACCAGTAGGATTTTGATTCGTATTTCCACTAGTATCTCCTATATTAGTACCTCCTGTATTAGTAGGATAATTAGATGAAGTAGATATATCATCTGTATTATCTTGTGTATTATTTTCATTTTCTGTATTATCTGTTGTTTTACTAGATGATCCCATTTCTACTGATATTACTATATATAAAGCAATGCCTAAAATTACTAATAATATTAAAAATCCTAACGCATTTGTCATAGAAAATTGTTGGGGTGGAGATTGTAATTGATATTGTGGTGGAGATTGTTGGGGTGGAGATTGTAATTGATATTGTGGTGGAAATTGTTGGGGTGGAGATTGTAATTGATATTGTGGTGGAGATTGTAATTGATATTGTGGTGGAAATTGTTGGATATTCATAGTTTTTAATATATTTTTATAATATATATTATTTATATATATTATTTATACACAAATATAAAAAATATCATATATTAAATTATAATATATTAATTTATTATTTATTTAATAATACAATCTCTTTTACTATTATATTATGTATTATATTATGTATTATATTATGTATTCTAGCTAAGTTTTAATCCAATTATTATAAATTTCATTCCAACTAGTCTAATGTTTACTGTCGTTAAAAACCAGATTTAAATTGCTTTTGCTATACACTAGTAGAAGATGGCTATGGTAATGATATTGACCTTATTTCCGTATTAGTACTTGTAGTAACACTAAGTCCTACATCGTTTAATGTTAAATGAATTGCATTAGTATATTGCTGATTAGTACCCCATGTGTATACAGAACCATTTTTATGTATAGATACATATCCATTATCTTCAAATCTAAAAGTCCAATATCTTGCAGTATCAGTAATAGATGTCTTCTTATTTGATGTCGTTAAAGGTTCAGACAAACTAGTTGTGATGTGTAAATTACCATCTGTATTTAACCATAAATATCTTAAAGTATTACTGTTTAAATTATATTTAAGGATAGGCACTGCACCACCAGTAGTACTAAATTTAACTCCTTTTGTTAATTGTGTGGGTATTGTAACAACAGTACTAACGTTTAAAATTTCATCTCTAGTTTGTATATTTGATCTATATACATAGCGAACAATATCACCATTAACTTTTTTAATAACTAAGGATCCATTATTAGTTAATTCTAAATAAGCGTTTGAATTTCCTGATGTGTTAGTACTCCACAATACTTGATTATTTGAATTAAAAATAACTAAATTACCACTATGCTCCATAACAAGAGAACCAAAATTAGATGCTGAAGAATGAATTGTACTTACAGTACTCCAAGGATTTAGTTCTACTAATTCTAAAGTACCATTACCGGTAATCAATAGCTTATGAGAAGGATTTTCTAAAATCCCTATATTTGTAACTGTAAATTTAAAACCTGGTAATAATTGAGTACCAGGTGTATAAGAATTTTTATTAGAAGCATCAATTGTAACATAAACAGTATTATTATTACCAGTATTATTATTACCAGTATTATTATTACCAGTATTATTATTACCAGTATTATTATTACCAGTATTATTTGGTGTTTCTTTTTTTGTTGTTATTATAATGATCAATATATACATAAGATAACCAATATACCTAAAAGAGTAGATACACCTGGGTTATTTTTAACTTTATTTACTATATTATTTAACATATATACTATTTTTATACTATATATATATAATAAAAAATAATTATTAATGAATTATAATATACAAACTGAAAATAATGAGAAAATAAATTGCCAAAACTTCTATCAAAATAAGTGTAAAAATTGTTTTGGTGAATATTGTCATGAATCCACAATAATAATATGTATAATGTTGTTGATAGTTATATTTATTATAATTTTTATAGCAATTTATGGATTATAAATAAAATAAAAATGAAATAAAAATAAATTATAAAATATAAAATATAAAATAAAATATAGAATAAAATATAGAATAAAATATAGAATAAAATATAGAATAAATATAGAATAAAATCAGAAAATAAAAATGGGAATACTTGAATATTTAGATGAAACTTTAGAAAATCATCGTTCATTACAATTTGCTCTTATTGATTGTTTATTAATAGTAATTTTATTAATAGTGTATTATTATGGAAATATTTCAGAAAAAAGTATGTCTATATGTTTATTAGGAACATTTATAATATGTAAATTTATTTTAACAACTGGTTTTATGATTAGATATCCATTTAAATGTAAATTAGGAATTTGTTTATAAAAATAAAAATAATAAGTAATTTATTAACTATTTTATTAAGTAATTATAAAATAATTTTATTAAATATTTTTTTTTTAACTAGTTTTATATAACTAGTATATAGAGTATATACTAGTATATATAGTATAAAAAATTATAAAAAATTATAAAAAATTATAATCACCTATAAAAATTTATCATTATTATTTTCAAATTTTATTAAATTGAAATGACATATTATAACAGATTACATTATAATGATGAATATTATAATTGTGATCATTATAATACATATTATACTTATCGAAATTATCCAAATTATGTAAATTATCCAAATTATGTAAATTATCCAAATTATGTAAATTATCCAAATTATAAAAATTATAGAAATTATAAAAATTATAGAAATTATAGAAATTATAGAAATTATAGAAATTATAGAAATTCCAATGAATATTATATTAATTATTTTGATGATAATTTTTAATTAAATGGTTTATATATTTCATATTAATTATTAAATTTTATAAAAATAATTTGATTTTTATTTTTTTGCAAATTTAAATTCTATATTATATATATATTCAAGATATAAAAAATGCCACGATCATTATCACTAACAGCATTACAAGTTAATGCACTCACTACTTCTGATGACACCATTCTTTATAATGCACAAGCACGAGATATTTCATTATATGGTGGTACTAATATAGCTAGTTTACTTACTCAATTAGAAATTGATAATGTATCTGGTAATTGTTTAACATTACGTTGTAATGGCGATATTAATAATTATGCTAATTTTAAAATGAATAGTTCTGGAACTTTTGATATTAAGATTAATAATGGAGATAAATCATTTAATATAGTAAATCATAATGGTAGTACATTTGGTCTAAAATTAAATGGTACTTTGGTTACTTCAACAGCAGCTGAATTAAGTAAATTATCAGGATATACTGGAACATCTACTAATTTAAATTATTTATCTGGCGTTACTCCAGGTACTGCTTCTGCTGGTAAAGCTTTAGTTACTGATTCTAGTAATAATTTATCTGGAATTAATGATTTATCTACACAAAATTTAACTGTAGCAGGTACATTAGTAACTGCTTCAGCAACTGAGCTAAATTATACTGATATAACCACTGCAGGTACTGCACAAGCAGCAAAAGCTTTAGTGGTAGATGTTAATAGAAATATATCAAATATTAATAATTTATCAGCGACTAATTTAACTGGGGTTCTTCAAACTGCAAGTCAACCTAATATTACATCTATAGGTACATTATCTAGTTTAACTGTAGATAATCAACTTAGTACAGGAAGTCTTGTTGTTAATGGTTCTGATATTATAGCATTGATAGTTGCTAATGATTCAGCATCAACTGTTACACCTGGTACCGTATCAGCTAGTAAAGTACTGGTAGTAGATACTAATAAGAATTTAACAGGTATGGGTAATTTAACATCTAATGGAACAATTACTGCATCTACTTTAGCAGGAACATTATCAACTGCATCTCAACCTAATGTAACTACTTTAGCTGGTGTTACCTCTATTGGTGCTTCATCAGCCACTACATTAACTGGTACTTTACAAACAGCTACTCAAGGAAATATTACTTCTGTTGGTACTCTAACAGGTTTAACTTCTAATGGTAATGTTAATCTTGCTGAACATAATGGAATTGACAAAGGTTTGCAATTAGGAGGAACTTTAGTGACTGCTGCTGCAAGTGAAATAAATAAATTAACTGGATTAACAGCTACAACTACAGAATTAAATAAAACAGCTGGAGTGACACCTGGTACTGTAAGTGCTAGTAAAGCTTTAGTTGTTGATGGTAATAAAGATTTAAGTGGTATTAGAAATATAACAACTACAGGCACTATTTCTGGTGCTATAGGTGTATCTGCTACTACATTAACTGGTACTTTATCAACAGCATCTCAACCTAATATTACATCAGTAGGTACATTAACTAATTTAACTGTATCTAATCAAATAACTACTGATATAATAGATGCAGGTACTATTTTAGTAGATGGTGTAGATATTACAACTGCCATTTCAGGAAGTGATCCTACTAATGGTATTACACCAGGTGTTGTTTCAGCTAGTAAAGTATTATTAGTTGATTCTAGTAAAAATTTAACTGGTATGGGAAATTTAACTTCTAATGGTACAATTACTGCATCTACATTAGCAGGTACTTTATCAACAGCTTCTCAATCTAATATCACATCTGTGGGTACATTAACAGGTATTACTTCTAATGGTAATGTTAATATAAATGAACATGATGGTAGTACAAAAGGTTTACAATTAGCAGGAACTTTAGTAACTTCTACAGCTTCTGATTTAAATAAATTAGCTGGTGTTACTAATGGAACTACTTCTGCTAGTAAAGCTTTAGTAGTTGATTCTAATAAAGATTTATCAGAAATAAGAAATATAACATCTACAGGAACTGTATCTGCAACTACTTTAACAGGTACTTTATCTACTGCTTCTCAATCTAATATTACATCTGTAGGTACTTTAACTAGTTTAACTTCTAATAACGATGTTAATATTGCACAACATGATGGAAGTACAAAAGGTTTAAAATTACAAGGAACATTAGTAACAGCAACTGCTGCTGATTTAAATAAATTATCTGGTGTAACTGAAGGTACAGTATCTTCTAGTAAAGTAATTATTACTGATACTAATAAAGATTTATCTGGAATAAGAAATTTAACAACTACAGGTACTATTTCTGGTGTTACTACATTAACAGCAACTACTGTGGCTGGTACATTATCAACAGCATCCCAACTTAATATTACTTCTGTGGGTACTTTAACAAGTTTAACTTCTAATGGAAATGTTGATATAGCTGAACATGATGGCAGTACAAAAGGATTAAAATTAGCAGGTACATTAGTAAATGCAACTGCCACTGATTTAAATAAATTATCTAATGTTACTGCATCAGCTTCTGATTTAAATACGACAACAGGAGTAACTGCAGGTACTGTTACTGCTAGTAAACATCTTGTAGTTGATAGTAATAAAGATCTTACTGGTATAGGTAATTTAACTTCTACAGGTACTATTACCGCAGCAACATTATCTGGTACCACTTTAACTGGTACTTTATCAGCTGGTGCTCAAAATAATGTAACTACATTAACAGGAGCAACTTCTGTTGGTCAAAATAGTTCTACTACTTTAACTGGTACTTTAGCAACTGCTTCTCAACCTAATGTAACCACTTTAGCGGGTGTTACATCTATTGGTGCTTCAAATACTACCACATTAACTGGTACTTTAGCAACTGCTTCTCAACCTAATATAACTTCTGTTGGTACATTAACTAGTTTAGCATTATCAGGAGCAATTTCTGATGCTACTACTATTAGTAGTTCTGGTATAATTACTAATATTGATTCAACAGCTTCTACTAGTAATTCTAATGGTTCTGTTAAATTATCTGGTGGTATTGGTATTAGTAATTCAACTGATGCAACTAGCAGTACTAATGGTGGTACATTTACAACTGCTGGTGGTGCAGCAATAGCTAAAAAATTATATGTCGGATCTGATTTAACTGTGGGTGGTAATTTAACTATTAGTGGAACTACCACAACTATTAATTCTACAACAACTACTATTAATGATAATACAATATTATTAAATTCAGGACCATCTGGTACTGGTTTTGATGCAGGTGTTTTAACTCAAAGATATCAAATTGATAATTCTGCTGGTACAGGTGATGTTGTAAGTGATACAGCTAAAGAATCTTATGCAATATCATCTGGTACAACATCAACAATAACACTACCTGGTTCGGCAAGTAGTACTAATGATTATTATAATAACTGGTGGGTTAAAATAACTTCTGGTACATTAATTAATAATGTAAGAAAAATAACTGCTTATAATGGCACTACAAAAGTTGCTACATTATCAATTATATTAGGAAGTGCACCTTCTGCTAATGATAATGTAAATTTATATAATAAATCTTATACTAGTTTATTATGGAATGAAGGTAGTAAAAAATTTGTATCAGCATTTACTTCTAATGATATATCAACTCCAGGCGCATTAAATATAATAGATTATGCTGACTTTACTGCTAAAAATATAACTGGTACTTTAGAAACTGCTGCTCAGCCTAATATTACTTCTGTTGGGACTTTAACAAGTTTAACTTCTAGTGGAGCTGTGTCTATAACAAATTCTACTGCATCAACAAGTACAACAACTGGTGCATTAAAAGTAACCGGAGGTTTAGGATTAGCTGGTGATGCTTATATTGGAGGTGCTTTAAATGTTACCGGTAATATTACTGGTACTTTAGCAACTGCTTCTCAACCTAATATTACTTCTGTTGGTACATTAACTGGTTTAACATCTAGTGGAGCTGTTTCTACATCCGGTAATATAAGTACAACTGGAACCGGTACAATCACATCTGCTGGATTATTAACTGCTTCTGCTGGATTAACAGTTACTGGTACCTTAACTTTAGGTTCTACTGCTATAACAGCATCTGCTGATGAAATTAATTATAATGACATTACATCTGTTGGTACAGCACAAGCAAGTAAAGCATTAGTAGTGGATTCTAGTATAAATATTGCAGGTATTAATAGTTTATCATGTACCAGTCTAACAGTAAATGGAACTAGCATAACAAGTGGTGGCGGCGGCGGCACACCTGCTGAATTAACAGGAGTGACTGCAGGTACAGCATCTGCAAGTAAAGCCTTAGTAGTAGATTCTAGTATAAATATAACAGGTATTAATAATTTAACATTAAATGGTACTTCTAGTATTTTAAGTTTATCTGGTGCTTCGTCTGTTATTACTTTAAGTAATACAACAGCATCTACTTCATCCTCAACAGGTGCATTACGAGTTGCAGGAGGTGCATATTTTGGAGCTAATTCTTTAATGGCTGCTAATTTAACATTAAATGGAGCTTCTAGTACTTTAAGTTTATCTGGCGCCTCTTCTGTTATTTCTATAAGTAATACAACAGCATCTACTTCATCCTCAACAGGAGCATTACGAGTTACAGGCGGTGCTTATTTTGGAGCTAATTCTTTATTTAATGCAAATTTAACATTACAAGGTGCTTCCAGTACATTAAGTTTATCTGGCGCCTCTTCTATTGTTACTTTAAGTAATACAACAGCATCAACTTCATCTTCAACAGGAGCATTACAAGTTGCTGGTGGTGCTTATTTTGGAGCAAATTCTTTAATGGCTGCTAATTTAACATTAAATGGAGCTTCAAGTACTTTAAGTTTATCTGGCGCCTCTTCTGTTATTTCTATAACTAATACAACAGCATCAACTTCATCAACAACAGGTGCACTAAGAGTTGCTGGTGGTGCTTATTTTGGTGCTAATATGAATACTAATGGTATTAGTTGTCATACTCAAAATACAGGCAATGTTAAAACTACTTCACCTACATCCTATGTAAGTCTTAATGATTCTCCTATTTATTTTAGAGGAACTTCTGGTGGATCTGATAGAAATCATTTTTTATGTTATGCAGGTAATACGGCACAAACTAATTGGAATAGTGGAAAAGGATTTGGTAATCCAGGTACTGCAAATGATGGTCCAGTTTTATGCGGTAATAATAATGTGATTATTGGTACATTAGCTGGTACGGGTACAGAAACAATATGTGCTAATTTTACATCTACTAATACTGATTTCAATACTAGTATATCTATTACTAATTCTACAGCATCTACTTCATCCTCAACAGGAGCATTAAGAGTTTCTGGAGGTGCTTATTTTGGAGCAAATTCTTTGTTTGGTAGTAATGTTAATATTGGTACCGGTACTAATGTAAGTACAATTACTACATCTGGTATAGGTTCTACAACAGCTACAGATTTTAGTATATTTACAGGAGCTACTAATGGATTAAGAATGAGATTTGTAGGTACTTCTAATCAAATTTATGTAAATACTAATACTCCTATAGGAGCAGGTACTAATAATAATGTTTTAGTGCTTCATGATAATGGTTTACTAATTGGTAATTCAAATATATCAGCATCATCTTGGACAACTTCTGGTATTCAATTAAGAACAGGAGTAAATACATATACTAATAGTAGTACAGCATCATCTAGCACTGCAGCATCAGCTGTATTTAATTCTTTTGCACGACCTACTTTAGCTGCAACCAATACATCAGTTACTACTACAAATGCTGCAACTGTATATATTGATAATTCACCAGCAGCTGGAACAAATATGACTATTACAAATGCATATTCTTTATGGGTAAATACTGGTAATTCTTTATTTGGTGGTACTTTAAGAGTAATGGGCCAAAGTTCACCAGCAGCAGGTGAAGGAATAGAATTTGGATATAGTAGTAATACAGCTAATATCTATAGTTTTGATAGAACGGGTGGTACTTATAAAAATATAAATTTAAATGATAAAATGTATATTCAGGGTTCTGATGGTAATGTTGGTATAGGAACAATCACTCCGGGATCTAAACTCGATGTTACTGGTACTATACGTGCAACAGGAA